GTGAACAACACAGAGATAGTGGAACGGATAGTAAAAGTCATTGTCTCCCCAGAAACAGTTGTGGGGCTGCTTGACGGCGCAATGTCTGTGCCTGTTGATTTTGGCTATCTAGCTCTGGGTATTTTTGACACAAGCAATCGTCGCAAGATGGAAGACGAACGCATTCGCATGATGCGGGCAATGAAGTCCGGTTTATTGAACTATCATCAAGTTATCAGAACGACTAAAATCATCATCGATGCATTCACCGCGCACATCCCACAAGAGACGCAAGACAAAATATTTAGGGGCGCAGGCTCCGCATCCGCCGGCAGAATGCTTACCACCTCCCTGATTTCATCCAGAATAGTGAATAGCATCATATCAGCAGGTGGTGCAGCCATGCTTACTCGAGGTGCAGGCGTAGCTACAAGCTTCACACTGATGGCTGGCGGAATGATAGAACGAAGCATATACAAATCAATCGGTCTCGAACATATGCATAGTGCGGTTTACTACAAGCTTAGAAATGCCGGAAATTTGGACTTTATATATTTTTTAGTTCAACCCTATGTTGATCCATTCATAGAAGCTTTGGCCGTACGTAAAAACCAAGGTGATGCAGAGTTTAATAGATTGCTGCAAAACATTGAGGAAAAAATGAAATGAGAAAAGATAGCATCCATATTCGCATACTCTCTTTTTTCTTTGAATTTTTCTATCAGTTAATCGGGGGAGTTGGGTTTTTATTGTGTATCTATTTTTTCTTTAGCTTCGATACAATAACTCAGCGCGTCGTTGCCATTTTATCGACAATAGCAATATTTTGTATCATTTGTTGGCTCGGCGATAGCCTTATCAAAAAGCTACGAGGTTATTGATGCTATCAGGCCGGCAAGTGCCGGCCTGATAGCATCAATAAGCCTTCCATGTAGAGAACACCAGCGGCTCGCCGAATACATAGCGCCGATGTTCAATCGTTGAGTTGTACGGCATATACACCTGGCGGCACGTACCAACATCACCTCCGGTCAAAACACCTTAGCGTATCTGCCACAGCCTCTGGGAAGTTTGGGACTAACGTGGCGTTGCTAGTCGCGTTCTGGAAGTATTCATCATGTTCGATTATCAAGTTTAAATCCGTGCCTGCTGGTAGGGTCTTATCAGCAACAGGCACCGCATCTGTCGCCCAGTCACTGCTGAATGCGTACAGAACGCCGTCAATTATGACTGGGCCGTCGGCTTTCCCTCGCGCAGCTTTTCCATGTGAGCAGCCCACACGTCCGCCGGGCAGTTCGCCAGGGTCACGATACAAACTTTGCCGTAGCTCAAACCGGCCAGCTCGACATTCACCTCGGTTTTATCTGTACTCATGTCGATGCCGGTCAGCTGCGCGGCGTTCTTCACGTTCGGCGCAACCTGACCAAATTTTTTATTCGCCAGCGCCAACTGCGCAGATTTATACGACAACTCCGCCAGGTGGCCGGCGTTGAGGGAAACCAACAGCGCAGCGTTATTGCGCAGTTCCTGCACTCGGGCTTTTACGTCCGGCCGGCTCATGAGGATTGAGGCTTGCGATTCGGCATTTTTCGGCGCGTAGCCTGCGCAAATCGCGGCTTCTTTCTGCGGCATGCCCTGCGCAATGTTCTGCGCAAATTGTTCATGCTGTGGTTTTAAAAGGCTTGGGCTTTCTCTGCCCTTCCCCTCGTCCTCACCACCAGCAGTTGAAACGCTAGGCATTACGGGCGCGGGATTTTCGGGAATTTGCGCATCTTGCGCACTGCGCATTTTTTTCTGCGCTTTTTTTCTTTCCCTTGCGCAGGTAGTTTTATGTAGCGGCGGGCTGTTGCGTAGTTTAATCCGTTAGCCTCACACCATGCCTTGGGGGAAATGTTGCTCTTGGCGTGCTCGGTGAGTAACTGATTTTGCAATGCCCCCCAGTCCGGCTTCGCCATGGTTAACTCCTTTTATATGAATTAAACTAAGCCACTCAAATCTATCGAGGCTCATCATGGACGCAAGTATCTTTCTCAACATTTACGGCAACGTTGACGTCACTAAGGCGTTCACATCAATATCTGATAACGAAGATGAATTATCATGTGTACTGAGGATCCACCTTCTTAGCGAGCGCTTACTGGATGCTTGGATTTCATCCTCGATAGGTGTTGAGGATTTATTCGAAAATGCAAAAGATGAGCGACTAAAGTTCCGATTAACATTTGCATTAAAGCTTGCTCTAGCTAAGAAACTTGGTTTTCCTATTGAATTTGTTAAATGCCTCCAAATTTTGAACACCAGAAGAAATGATTTTGCTCATCGCTATAATTGTGAGCCTCTTTCTGATACTGACATTGAAAAAATGGCTACTGCAATTAGGTCCTATCCCGCACCTGAAAAAGCGATTTCAATAGATGAAGTTAACTTTCAAGTATTTACTCAGGATGGAAATCCGCTTACCCCATTTTTATTTAAGTCCGCAACCACACCCAAAAGGATTAAGCTGCTCATTATTTATGCGGCAATTTTGGCTCGTATTATGGCAATTGTATCCAAAAAGGGGTTGGCCGGTGACCCGCTGGGATTTAAATACTAAACCACATAAGTTTTGCGAAAGGGCTATTTTCCCCATCTTTAGGCTGACGGTTAATTCCTAGTACTCCCGTCCTCCACTGAGTCAGTGTAGAAACTTGCCCCGCACATATTTGCAGTGAGGTTTGCAGCGCTAGCGTGTAGCTGAGTGCGTCGCCCCAGGTATCGCCCAGCAGTTGAGGTTTCTCACATGGGGTGAATACGGATTCAGGGGGAAAGAGGATTAACGGCGCCGGGGGCTGTGCCGGTGACCGGGCGCAAGAGCTCAAGCACATCGGCAGGCAGAGGCTGACCAGCGCAGGGATCGTTTTTAATCGCTTCACGGTATTTCCTTTGGGCGGTGTCGTGCTGCTGACGCAACTGCTGCTCGCGTTGTTGCTGCGCCGCCATCAGCGCGCGATTCTGCACATCTTGCGTCTGCAGCGTGGCTATCAGCCCGGCCTGTTGTGCAAGCGTCTTCTGTTGTTCTGCAGTCTGCTGGCGTGCCAGCTCCAACCGGTGCGACAACAGCGAACTGTAACCGCCAAGAAAAATAGCCACCAACAACAGGAGCACCAGGCTGCCGCCGGCGATCTTTCTCATCCAGCCGTTCATGATTGGCCCCAGGTGCAGACGGTGTTTTCGACTTCACGCCGGGTGATCAGCCCTTTCCACTCTTTGCCGTCGGCATACTTCCGGCGCTTCAGTTCACCGCACGCGCCGGCCGGGTCGCCGGCATTCAATTTTTTCAGCATCGTGGAGCCGATAAACGCATACGGGCCGACGTTGTACGAGAACGAGTAAATAGCGGCGCGCTGGGTTTCCGTGGTTTTCACCTTGATAGCCGGATCAACGATGCGAGCAAATTTTCGCAGCTCGGCTTTAGGAGCACGTCGCTGTATCGCTGTATCGATTGCCAGGAATAATATCGGTGCCGATAACTACACTTAACACGTTGCAACAATTTTTTGCGTACGCGTTAATTTTTTTGTATGCTCTTATCTATCCATTTGAGAATACTAAAAGAATAATTATCAGGTTAATTATTATGGCCGAAAAGAATTATAAGGTTGAGTTTTTCCAATTATCGTTAACGCCAAATAGAGAAATCGATAGTTTCGAAACACTCTTTGAGCTCTTAGAAAATGATGATGATACTCAAACCGCCCTGAATCAGGGTGGATACACGAGGGAAATCTGGGGATTAAGAAACAAAAGAAATCCTCGTGCAATTTATGGTCAGTTCAGGAAATTCAGAACTACAGACATACCAGAGATAGGAAAAGTTGGGGGACAATCTCAAGAGATAGAATTAGATGATAACGAAGGATTGATAGAAAGAAACTTTTTTGCCTACTATGTCGAAAATGACATCGTTGCTTGGCACAAAAACAGCCATTCTAGCAGTATTAATCAGTTCGCAGGATTTCTTAGCGCTATTGCCGACTGCAAAATATCGGCCGCCCCAATATTACAAGCTGATGCAATCGGGCGGTTGATGAGTGGAGATGTGACATTGAAGAAAATTGAGTTCACACTTCCCAGGCCAACCAATCCAGATTTATACCCGGCAGATAACTACGGTCGTGGCATGATCGATCTTATGAATGGGGTTGATGCTGACAGTTTAAAGGTAACAATGGGTGTAGACCTGCGTCGAGCAGATACCGAAGGGAAAATGAGCAATCGCTTAAAAGATACACTTCGAGCCTTGGTTCAGTCTGGAGCGACGACAGCAAGGGCTTATGTTTTTGATGAAGGTATTGAACATCCTATAGACCTTATAGCTGATCGCGTATTCTCCATACAACAAATCGAAACTGATGCTCATTTCCCGCCCGCCATAACCATGTATAATCTGCTAGATACGGCGAAGGCTGAATGCCAGGAGGGAATAGATGACTACTTTGGTGAGATGGGGCGCGCTCTCGATTAGGTCAATTGTAAGCGCCATTGCTGTGTACTTTTTTTGGAAGTTTGATGCTCAAATAAAACCCGAAACTGCGATAAGCGCATCAGGAGTAATTGTGGGGTTGGCTGGCACGCTTCTAGGCTTCCTGATTACCTCTATTTCACTTTTGACTGCACTTATAGATAAAAAGCTAATCGCAAATATGATTAAGACAGGCCACTATAGCAGATTAATATCCGACACGGTGCTAACCTGTTTGTTTTTAATAATTGTAATTGTTATAAGTATCGTAACTTTACTATCTCATGGGAAGCTGGTATTTTGTTTCTTCTCAAGTGCATTGTTTTTCACATGTTTGAGCTTTCTGTACTTGATAGAGGCCGGGCGACGTTTTTCAGTAATACTTATCGGATTGCGATAACCCTTACCATTAAATGTAGCTTGGTAAGGGTTGATTAATTCAGCTATTCAATGTGTGCCCCCCAATATAGCCAGGCCCCCGCCGATAACATCTTCAACTGTCTGCATTTCCTTCCTAATAGTTCCATCTGAGCACTTACGCTTCCTGGCAATCTTTCGTAAAGATATTCCATAAACATGGTGCGCAATCACTAGATGGCACTCTTCGGCCTGGCCACACATCCATCAATTACCAACCCGTCATCATCGCAGCAAGACAACTTACCATTGGGCGAATGAGGTAGTAGCCTATTAAAGCCTGCAGCAATTGGTGAATAATCAAGGCTACTACTTTCTCGCGCCCAGACGCCCCAACGAGACAGCACTCCATACATATCCAATTAGCACTGGCATACGCAAAAACAGCCCGGATGGCTATCTTTACCCAGATGGGTTAACGAAAAAATTTGTCGCCGCGCGGAAAGCATCAGGTTTGGAATTTCAGGAAAGCCCGCCGATGTTCCACGAGATTCGAAGCCTGTCCGGCCGCCAGTACGAAAAGCAGAACGACAAGGCATTTGCTCAAAAGCTGCTGGGGCATACAACGGAAATGATGACGTTGAAATACCTCAATACGAGGGGGAAAGAATTCATAATGCTGTAAAAGACCGAATATCAAAATTCGAGAGAATTTCGAGAAATTTCGATAACCTCGAAAAAATCACTTTAAAAACAATAAGTTAAAAAAAGACCGAATACGATTCCTTTATACGAAGAAGAATGAAAATATCCTTTTTTAACAACGCCTTATCAACCTTTCGGTCTTTGCAATCCCTTGCTATACCTTGCATTCCATGCTTTTAATTTCAGATAGTTACCAGAACCCTCGGAGCAATTCGGAATAATTTAGGTACTAAAACTCTCAATCACAAACGCTAATATACTCGCGCACGCGGCAGATCACTCAGCCGTGTCGTGTATGCCGGCGACAGTAGCTCACGCTTCATTGACCACACCTGATGCGCCCCTTGTCCTGCGAACCACAGTTTTGCCTTCCCCGAGTTATTAATCCGATCAAGCACCCCCATCAGTTGTTCGCTGTTATGCCGTGGTTTGTACTCATCGAACAACCCCAACTGAGCCACGCCCTGACTGTAAAAATCCTGCAGCATCACCCCGCCTTTTTGATACCGATGACCGGGTTGCCAAATCGCATCAAGGCAACGCATAGCCGCGGCAATAATATCGCGAGTATCCTGTGTGGGTACGCTCAGTTTTATGCTTGCAGTATTGCCGTAGTATTCCTCATTGATAGCAAATGGGCTGGTTTTGAGCCACGCGCTAACATGCCGGCAATACTGATGCTCCTCCCTCAGCTTCTCCGCTGCACGCGTCGCGTACATGCAAATAGCCTGATGCATCTGGTCATAATCGGTTATCCGATCTCCGAAGCTGCGGCTGCAGATGATCTGTTGTTTTGTCGGCGCAAACTCCTCCAGCTCGAGACAAGGCTGACCACGTAGCTCGCGGACGGTTCGCTCTATCACAACGCTGAAATGCTTGCGGATCATCGTAGTGCTTGCATCGGCCAGTTGTAGTGCCGTTTCTATACCCATCATGTTGAGCTTTTTCGATATCCGGCGTCCGATACCCCAGACCTCATCGACAGGCACGAGGCCCATCAATTTGCGCTGGCGCCCTTCATTGGACAGATCCACTACTCCGCCAGTCTTGTCCCACTTCTTCGCCGCGAAGTTTGCCAGCTTGGCTAACGTCTTGGTTTGGGCAATGCCAACGCCTACAGTTAGCCCAGTGTTGCGCAGTACCTTGGCCCTCACCTGGCGGCCGAAAGTATCCAGATCAATGCAGTTACGAACTCCAGTCAGATCAAGAAAACTTTCGTCAATTGAATACACTTCTACGCGTGGCGCCATCTCTTCTAAAACAGCCATCACACGCTGAGACATGTCGGCGTATAGCTCATAGTTGCTGCTGAACGCGATGCCCCCTGCGCGCTCAAATTCCCGCTTAATTTTGAAATAGGGTTCTCCCATCTTTAACCCTAACGCCTTCGCTTCCTTGCTCCTGGCTACGACGCATCCGTCATTATTCGACAGAACGACGACAGGACGCCCTCGCAGATCTGGGCGCCACAACGTTTCGCAGCTCGCGTAGAAGCTGTTCACATCAGCAAGCGCGTACATCACTTGAGCCTCGTTATCGAAGACACAACAACGCCCATCACCTCCAGATCGTCACCGCCATCATGAAGCAGGATCGGCTCATACTTCGGGTTCATGGGTTCCAATTGCGCGCGAGGATGCAAACAGAGACGCTTCACGGTGAACTCGCCGGCTATGCTGGCAATAACAATATCTCCATGGGCTGGGCTGATGCTGCGGTCAACAACAAGCATAGAGCCCTCAGTGATCCCGGCCTCAAGCATGGAATCACCTGTCGCATAGAGAAAATAGGTCGCATTGGGATGGCTGATGCAGTACTCGTTCAGATCGATGCGCGAACTGACGTAATCTGCTGCAGGACTGGGAAACCCCGCCGGCACCTTGTCGGCGAAAAGCGGGATTTTGAGCTTGGTTGGGTTTGGTGTTGGATAAAAGAAAGTCATAATGTTGCCTTGTTACTGTGTTTTTATACAGTATATGCGCAAGATTTTGACGGGGGAAAGTTCGGATTTTTGTTAGAAAGGTAGGATATTGATCGGTAAAGAAAGATAGTTTTGATGAATGGCCGAGTTCCCTCCAGGCTACAACTCACGATCGAAGTTCGACCTTCAGCGCGTTTTCGCGTCCACAAGTAGAACACTGTGCCGATGTTTATCGCGACATTATCCCTTGAGATATCAGTCTGAGAGGAGCGCCAGAACCCAACTATCAGGTGGCGTGAGGCAACGCTGACGGACGGCGTGCTGGGAGTCATACGTTGTTACTACAGTACGTCACCATGCCCCAACGATAGTGATTGTGCTTACTTATCATCTTGATGGGCTAGAAAATTTTGCCATCAATATCATGCGATGGCAGAATATGGCAAACCAACATTTAAGAATTTTACGCATTGAATACTTTTATACGTTATGCATCTGTAGGGGTAATGAATACCCTGGCTCACTGGGCTGTTTTTGGGCTCATGCTCTTTAGCGGTTTCTCACAATCAGTTTCAAATGTTGTCGCTTTTGGCATCGCTGTAACCGTTTCGTTCTTTGCTAACGCCAAGTGGACGTTCAAGGCACAAGCTACAACTTACCGCTATATGGTGTATGTGTTGTTTATGGGAGGTATGGCATTCTCTGTCGGTTGGGCAGCAGATACGCTACATGCAAACCCAATTGTAACTCTCGTTACTTTTTCAGTGATCAGCCTAATCTGTGGCTTCATTTATTCTAAGTTAGTTGTCTTCAGGGAAGATAAATGAAAATTTCACTTGTAGTTCCCGTATTCAACGAGGAAGAAGCAATTCCTCTATTCTACCAATCTGTGCGTCAGTTTAAACCTTTTCAGCATATAGATGTAGAGATCGTTTTCGTCAACGATGGTAGCTCAGATAGAACGGAAGAAATACTGTCTTCCTTATCTAATGATGATCAAAATGTTAAATCAATAAATTTTTCCAGGAATTTCGGGAAAGAACCTGCATTATTTGCTGGTTTGGAAGCCGCTACCGGCGATGCTATTATCCCAATTGACGTTGACCTTCAAGATCCAATTGATGTTATCCCACTATTATTGAATAAGTGGCAAGATGGTGCAGACGTGGTGTTGGCTAAACGTATGGATAGGCAATGCGATGGCCGAATGAAGAGAAAAACAGCAGAATGGTTTTATCGAGTACACAATAAAATAAGTAAACCGGCCATAGAAGAGAATGTAGGTGATTTTAGGCTGATGACCAGGGAAGTGGTAGAAAGCATTAAATTACTTCCAGAGAGAAACCTATTTATGAAAGGTATCCTTAGCTGGGTTGGCGGAAATGTTGAAATTGTTGAATACTCTAGAGCCGAGCGAGTCGCAGGAACCAGCAAATTTAATGGCTGGAAGCTTTGGAATTTGGCAATAGAGGGAATTACAAGTTTTTCCACCTTCCCTCTTCGTGTTTGGGCTTACATTGGATTTTTTGTTGCTGCAATTTCCTTCATGTATGGCGCATGGATGATCATAGATAAGGTTATTTGGGGCAACCCGGTAGCTGGCTACCCTTCAATTATTGTTTCCATTCTTTTCCTTGGCGGTGTACAGCTTATAGGAATCGGAGTGCTTGGGGAATATATTGGTAGAATATACATTGAAACCAAACGTCGCCCACGCTATATAATAAAGAAGTGAGATGAGAATTAAAATGTTTTGTAAAATCGACAAAAAAGCACTACTCCTTTACTCAGGGATTGCTCTTCTTTTTATTTATCCATTAATCCAAGCTGGTATTTTTTATAGGGATGATCTAGATAGAGCCATAACTGGTCAGTATGGATGGAGAGGATTAGGTCGGCCTGTTGCAGATATTCTCATGAAAGTTTTATCCGCCAGTGGCCACTACAACCTTGATCTATACCCCTATACTATGATTGCTTCCTGCTTGTTTATCGGTGGGGCATCGCTTTTACTTAGCGATCATTTATCGAGGTTAGAAGTTCCTTCACACAAATTAGTTGCGGCTCTTCTAATTTTTAATCCATTCATGCTGCAAAATATCGCTTACAGATATGACTCTTTAGGCATGTCCATCGCTTTTTTCCTAGCGGTTATGGCTTATACCTATACAGCCAGTAATCCTACCAGACAAACTTTAGTAAAACTGTTCGTTGGCGTACTATCTTTAACCATATACCAACCATGTGCAAATGTATTTATTGGTTTACTTGCTGTAGACGTAATGATCGCAGCAGTAAAAAATGACTGTAAAGCCACTGACATTATAAAAAGAATACTTAACAAAACGGCTTTATTCGTCTCTTTTTACATGGTTTACATGTTATTCTTTGCTGCAAAAAGTAATTCACGCGCAGAGATCATATCAGCTAATACTGAAGGGCTAGAGCATTTAGCCTCTACGCTTAGTTCATTAAAAAACATGGTGCTATCATATTTCCATGGCCCAGTTTATATTTATTTTTTGATTCCAGTTGTTGCTGGCTTGATTTTCATGTTGTTTGCAAATCGCCATAAGAAAAAATCTATATTATCATTCAGTCTTTATTGGGTTATTTCCCTATTTATATTTTTAGTTTCACTGATGGGGCCAACCATATTTCTTAAAGATGCTCCGGTATTCCCCAGGACTTTGGTTTCCTTCTCAGCGTGTCTTGTTTTAATTTCGATTCCCATTGTTTATTTTTTACCAAAAATGAAATATTTATCACTAATTCCTGTTATTACAGCAATTGCATTCAGCGCACAATTAGGCAGTGCCATTAAATCACAGCGCGAGTATGAAGATTTTATTTTTAACATGGTCAGTCGTGACTTGCTCACTCATAATGAAATTACCACCATCGGAACAGTTGGCCAGGTCAATATAAATGAAAGGGCTAAATTGTTAGTGGACAACAAACCATTAATAGGCTATTTCCTTAGCCCTGCATCTGAGTTTTTAGCCTCTTTTCAACTAATTAACAAAGGGTTCCCGCAGACTCTGCATGGTTATGGAGATGAACAAAACAATAAAAATGTGCTTTCTTGTATGATTAGCAGTGGGATTAAAGCAATCTCAACTAATAAGGAATATTCTCTGTTCATTTCAGGTAATACAGCCATTGTATCATTGGGAACGGATAATAATTGACCTATTCAGCCCTCTACCATGAGGGCTTTATTTTCGGTTCCGGCCACACGATTTTTTCAAGATCTGTGTCATCGCTGATCTTCTCGATCTCGTTAACGTAGTCCATCCATACCCGCAATTTGGCTTTCTCTTCATCGGTAGCCATACCCAATAGCAACTTGCTATTGAGGGTTTGCGTAACCTGGTTAACACGTGCGATACGACGTTCTTTCTCCCCCTGTAACATCTTGCGCTTTTCAGCAGAGCTGTAGGTGCGCTTAATCACCCTTCCGTCACGATATACCCACGTCATATCGTTGCACGCTTCAGGTGGGGTTTCGCTAATCGCCACCTCTGCTACTGAGAAACCAGGAGGGAAAATTGCTGTGACGTCTTTTGATATACAGACGATAATACCATTCTCGTCATACATGACCTTCAGCGTGTCTGGACTAAAATCCGCCTGACAGGCGTACCAGTCTCGCCCATTTTTATCTCTGGCGTAAAGAATATCAGGTCTATATGCTGGCTCATTCTCTTCGGTGGATTTAAAATCAGGCTTGTAAATAGCAAAGTTTTCAAATTTAACCATGATTAAGAAGTCCCTATATTTCGCCAAGAACCATTAATTAAAACTTGGACATATGAATAAGAAGCCCAAATAGATGGGTTATAGTTGGCCCCAGACATACCAGTAAACACGCAACCGTCAGGAGCTCTAACTTGCCCCCCAGTATCAGGCTGGTTAATTCGTCCAGTGAGCCTGACGTTTTGGACAAGATTTTGATAAGCCCAGTTTTGTGCGTTATTTTGCGCGTTCGATATGTTTTGATTCAGCCAGTTGCTAAGGTAGCCTCCCCATTGAGGGCCTTCGACATTGCCGTCTGGGTGCCATGTAGTCCCGGCGGAGTTGCTTATAGCTGGCCAGCTCCCATTAAGAGAAAGCGAACCATTATTGTTAAATGCCGGATAGGCATCCAATCCCCCTCCGTGGATATGGAATGATAATGATCCATATTTCCCTACAGTCTCAAGATAATAAATATCTCCATATTGGTCACCAGCACCTTGGATATGCAGTCCGTTTGTTTGGTTAAAACTTTGCCCGTTACTTGTATAGGGGTTAACCCCTAACTTATTAATATATCCAGTATAATTAACCGAAAAACTTGTACCTACATTTATGGAGCCGTCACTGGTGGAGACAGCAAGCGGTCGCAGGTTATTAAATGTCCCCCACTGGTCACCAGCATTGGTGAGCATGAGATAGAGGGCATTGCCGTCATTACGCCAGAATGTACCGTATTGACCTGCAACGATCCTATAGGTGTCGGTATAAGTCGAACCTAGCGCACCACTCATTCTATCGCCAGTCTTAGCAACAGCGTTTACATCGGCAGCAGTAGGTTTAAACCTATCGGTATAAATTCTCGCCCAGGTAATCCCGCCAGCCTCTGCTTGTGAAATGCCGACATACGCCGCCAAATTACCGCCAACAACAGCAACGTAGCCTGAGGATGGTGCCGCATCCATAGGCAAGCATACAACGCCAGCTGATACGTTTCCGGACACTGCAGGAGGCTTATTGGCTGACGAAGCATTTACGCGGAAAAACTGCGCGATGTTACTGTAAGCGTCGCTTTTGGCTATTGGCCCGACACCCAAACCCGCCGTGCCCATTTCCATTACATTACCACTGCCAGTGCCGACGTTTTTCGTCGCAGCAGTACCGAGCTCAAGATTTTTCCGGCCCTCCGCTTTATTTTGTAAATCCGCCAGGTTTTGTGACTTTTGAAGAAACAGCCCATTGGGATCCGCCAACAGATTTTTCCAGCCCGCTGCACTGGCGCCATCCGGATCCGTTGTGTTCGCTTCAACTGTATTCCACCAGATTTTCGAGCCGTCAGCGCTTAATACCGTTGCGCCTTTTGCATATCCGCCGATAGCCTGAGCAAAAGCAGAATCAAAGGTATAATGGCCACCGGCTTGAGAAAAACGAATTGCCGCAGTGATGTCGTTCAGCAGTCCGTTAAAATCCTTCCCGTGCGGTGGGATACCGCCGGCCGCGATTGCTGTCATTGTGAGTGGCGGAAAGCCAGAGTCATAGGCAGCTTTGCCCTTTTCCTTGGTTTCCTGCGTGGCATTATTGGGGATCGTGTTTTTGTCAGCTGTACCGCTGGCGAACGGCACTGCAATCTGACGCGGTTTATCTGTCAGTTTCATTTTATGCCTTCTGAATTATTGAAACGTTAATACCTGGCGGCGCCGGCAGCGCGCCGGAGGACTGGACGATAGCCAGCTCTGCGGTCGACAGTTCAAACTCGAACACATAGCTCATCTTCATTCCGCCATCGTTCTGGATATAGGCGCGCCCCCGATCGCCGAACATGTAACGCAACATCCGATTGATATTCGGTATTGAACAATCGGTGATATTGCTCATGGCTTTCATCATGATCAGACGGCGATAGATCGGGTCCGCAAGTTCAATGGTCTGCGTTGTGCTCTCACCGCTATAGAACGGCGCCTGGTCAAATGGGCGGGGATCCGTCCGCGTTGGCGTATCCAGCCGCGCCTCACTGAACCCCAAGTAATTAAAGTCATCGTCGACCGTTAGCCGCCGGCTTACGTCCACAATTTTTCCCCACACATCGAGGCCATAGGTCTCTGCAGTTTCGATGTTCCAGATCAGATCGTAAAAATCATCGACGAACTTGTCGGGGGAAACGGCTTCGTTGAAGCTGCCGATCAGGGCGTTAAGGCGGGGGCTGGCGGCGTACTGTGCGAGCACAGTGGCGGCCACATTCTGCAATTTAGACCTCCTGCAGCTCTACGCTGATATTGTTCGGATCCAGCGTCGGAATTTCGTCGATTCCAAACTGGAGGGATGAGGAAAAGGCGTTACCATCCCTGCTCAGCGCCAGGCTGAGAATATCGATGTTTGAAGGGTCAATGCTGTAAATGCCCGCATAGAATCGCCCGGCGGCCAGCGCAGCCGCTGCACGCGCTCGATTGCCCCCATCAGCGCCATTGAATGTCGCAATCACTTTACTCTTTACCTGATCGGTAATGTCCGATGGTAAATATTCGCTTTTTCTCAGGATAACCCTCACTGACACGCTCACCGGCTTCAACCCCTGCCAGGTGATCACATACTCCGGATATGGCGGCTCATAGCCGTCGGTATCTGCAATCGTGTATGAAGAATCACCGTTCATGTCGACACCGGGCGGCGCCTTGCGCCAGATAGCATCCGCGATATCCTCAGCCTTTCCACCATATACGCCAACGTAGAACGAATTTTTCTTCAATGTATATTTGGATGGGCCGACTTGTCTGTCTACCGGGGTCGGGTTATGCGTAACGTATACGTCCACTACGTTGGGAACTTTTGCGAGGATCTCGCCGCGGATCGCGTTCAATGTATTCCGGGCATTGTTGGCAACGGAATTGCGTCGGCGGTGCTCAAAGTCGGCTCTGCTTTCCTCATTGTTGCCCGGCACCCCGGCGGCGCGGTTGGTCACACCTGACCAGCCAGGGATCGCTTTGTAGACCTTGCTGAGCGCACCAATGGGGCAACCGATCGGGCCTGTCGTGAGGTTCTGGAAAACCACATCAACGCTACCGGCGGCGCCGATCGTTGCATCGGACAGGCTGGCGTAGAGATACCCTGCTTCATCCTGTGCCAGGCTTCCAGCTGGGATCAGTGTATCCACCAGCCCTGAGCACGCCCCGGTTACTGTCGTGCCGGTGGCACCGATGCGGTCGAGGAAATAAACCCGGCCAATCGCATCCTGAAACCTGCCGCTGCTGTAGTCCGCGTTCACCTGGTTCGCGATCGCCAGCAACTGATCGTTCTTATCGGCGATGATGGCCGAATCGCTCATCGCCAGCTGCCCCTGTGGGCTTGTCAGACTGGTCCCCATCGAGCTCCCCAGCGCGGTGGAGAAATCGGTTAACCGGCCGTTTAGTATGTCCACCTCATCCGGCACCAGCAGCCCCGTTTTTGAAAACGTAACCGCCGGTACCGCAGTTGTGTAATTGGTGTTTTCATCCGTCATAACAGCACCGTGTAATCGTTGAAATTGGTATCGGTGATCGTCATTACGCCACCAATGCGGCGATCGCCATCAGAGACTGCCGTACACAGCGCGCTGGAGACCGTCGGCAGTTTCATCGCCTCCTGCTGCATTTTGGTGTTAATCAGCTGCGTGCCGGGCCAATGGCCGAGGATCCGCGGGTAATAAGGAATTCCGAGCGTGTTGTCATACCAACACTCGCCAAGGAAAGTGCTGCAGGCGCACGCCACATCCTGCGCCACCGCATAAGGATTGTCCGTGACCGCCAGGTTGCCTTTGTCGTCCAGCATCAGATCCCAGGTATTCGTATCGAGAAGAAGTGAGCGAGTTTGCATCATGCCCCCTATTGCGGTTTATTCGTCTGCGCGCTGCCTGATTGCACGCCACCATGCACGTGGTCACCAAACTCGATGCCACTAATCGTGGCGCCGGCGGACAGTTCCGCTTTGCCTTTGGCTGTAAACTTCTGGCTCACCTCGGTCGCGCCGTTCAGTGCGATTTCCGGCGAGTTAACGGCAAACCGCTTCGATGCATTGGTTTCAACATCCGGCGCATTCAGCGTAATTTTCCAGGGTGAAGTTACATTGATCTGCTGATCGGCAAACTCGACAAATTGCACCGGGTCGCCATTCAGCACACCACCCAGATAGATCGCATCTGACAGGCTGTGCGTGCGCCTTGAACCGGGCATCGCGGGCTGGCGCGTGGCTTTAACCCCGCTGATATCCCGATCGCAAATCGCTATGAACCCAATATCACCGGCTTTCGGTGGCATAATCACCGCACTTTGGCCACCCTGTAGACGCCATACCGGCACGTTGTAAATCACCTCATGCGGGATAGGTGAGCCGTCGCCAGCGACGGCCATCACCATAGGGCGAATGTCCACGTGCTCCCCATTGGCATTGATCACCCTACCCAACGTGATAAACGCATGACGCCCCAGAAACTGGCGCATAACGAAGTCCTGCGCGTTGATATCACCATTCAGATCGGAGCCGTTTACATGAAAATTTTCCATATCAGCCCCCGGGTTGCCGCAACAATTCGCAGGATGTTGAACATTGGCCGCCCTCAATCCATGAGGTTAACGTGTGCATTGCACCGAGCACCGCATAGCGGCCGCTGGCGTTCGGGAGTGAGGTCACCAACGACAATTTGCGACCAATAAAAATATCAGGACAGAACAGACACGAAATGCTCAGCCCAACATTGGTAAAAATGGGATACCCGATTAATCCGTGGTCGGGAGAAACGAGCAATGCCGACTCTTTTCGGGATACTCCCTTTGGCCAGATCGTCACCTTCTCCACGTTGATATCGATTTCGGCATCAACAGCCCGTGCCGCCTCGATCATCTGCTGCGTGATATCTCCCTGGAAATACGGATCGGGCAGCGTGCGTTTAACGCCCTGATTCTCATATTTCAGCCCCACTGATGATGCCATTGGCATCAAAATGTCATCGATCGAGACGGGGCCTTTCGCGCTGAATGGCGACACCTTTTTCGCCCGCAGATAAAACATCATGTTCGCCGTAATAATCAGCGGCACATCCGGAGCCTGGTTGTAATCCGCATATGCATCGCTGATAAACCCTTCGAAAATCAGACGGTCAGCAGCCCATACGCGGATCCGATTAGGCTTGGCCCCATCTATCCAAATCCCTTTGTAGCTCAGCGCCGCCATCTGCTGGGCCACGAGCCCCCACAGATAAAGGGTAATTTGCGTGCCGGCAATCCCGCCATACGCCGCCAGGCTTATATAGCAGCGCGCATTCTTGACGGTAAGCACGTTACCCCGATCGTCAAACGTTCGCCCCTCTGCCAGGGTAAACTCCACCCTGATATCCCGTTGTTGATAGCTCACGGCATTTCCTCCGGCGCAAGGTAGTAAAGTTTGAAACGCTCACCCAGGCCGGACCATTCAGGATCCGCGTTTCCCGCCAGGTCAGCGAAAAATAATTCGCCGGCGAATGGCAGATAGCCGTAACGCACGATCTTGTTGCCGTTCAGGCACAACACCCCCTGCAGGCAGGGAGTGCCGTTAACGGTCAGATCGATATATAGCCCCGTGGTACGCTGTGCCAGACGAATTTCACAGGCCTGATTATTCAGGGAGACGGTGAATCGTTGAGACTTGAGGGGCTTGAGTACAATTTCCAGCATCAGGTTAAACTCCGCGCCAATTGCTTAACCGCCGCATCCAACTTTTGCGTCGCGCTGACGGTGACCTCTCCGAGAGGTTTGGTCACATCCTCGACCGCTGACGAAACCTTATCGGCAATGTTCCCAACCAATTCCGACGCCGAGCGCTGCACGCCGAAGATCGCTTTCTTCACATCAGAAAGGGTGGAACCACTCGTTGAAGAGGTAACGAGCTCCGTTTTGGCGCTCGCTCCCTGGGTGATTTGATTATTGGTAGTGTCGGCCTGCGATGTCTCGCTGCTGACGGTCACCTCGGCCACGTCCTGCACGTCCTGAAAAACCGCCGTTACCGTAAGCAACGTCGGGCCGCCGTCGCTTCGGATCCGATAATCGTATTTGGTCAGGTCATAGGACGAATAGGTTTTGTCGGGGGTTTCGATGTCATAAACCTCCGCCGTTGTTCGCATCGTCTCCAGGGTGGCCAGCACGTCCGAGCGGGATGTCAGCGTGAGATTGGTCAGGTTCGGAAGCCCGCCTGAAAACCCTGTCCAGCCCTCCACGGTAAACGTAATGTGTAATTCTGCCGGCCGCTGCACCTTGTTGAACGACGTGTAACCACCTCGCTCGATCGGTACAGTAGTGATCGACGCTTCGCCCCCCACTTCGATAACGACAAATGACGTTGGCGAAAAGGGCTTCGTGCCGACACTGGCGCCGGAGGCATAATAAACTCCGTATCCCGGTGCCAACACGCTGTTAACGACAGACAGCAGGCCACCGCCCCGCACAGCATTCAGTACAGTGGCCTGATTCAGGGAAAACCTCATGTCGATACTCCCGATGCATACGCGCCCACAAGGCTGGAGCGATTAATTTTTTGCCTTGCGTCGTCAATGATCCCTTTCGTGCTGTCCGCCGGCGAATTCACCTGCAGAGTGCCGATATGGGTTGTTTCGGTGATCGTGGATTGCGAACCGCCGACCGGCTGGCGCGCCTGCGCCGCCATGCCTGCGCCCGGCTGCGGCAAGTTGGATAACACCTTCGGCACGTATTCCCGCGTTTCCTGCGGGGCCGCGCCGAGCCCTTTGCGCTCAACATTACCCTGGCCCCAGTTATACGCCGCCAGCGCCTTACCCAGATCACCATCGAACATTTTCAGCAGCTGCGACATGTAGCGCGCTGCAGCATGGGCTGATTTCTCCGGATCAAAAACGTCATCGCCGACCAGTCCGAAGTCCTTCGCCGTGCCGGGCATGAACTGAAATGGCCCTTTGGCGCCAGCTTTCGATACGGCCTGAGTATCGCCGCCAGACTCCGTGATCACCATGCTGCGCAGCAGCCCGGCAGGGAGCCCGAACGTTTCCTCCAGCTTGCTGAGTTTCGGCTGCAGCCACGCCAGCATTTCCTCACCGGCCTTTGTTGGCTGTGGCCGGCGTACAGATTGAGCAAACTGCGTCGGAGCCTGGTCTTGCCCGTAACCATCACCACGCGGAAGATTGATCCCGAATGTATCCTTAACCCAATCGTGAGCGGATTTTCCCCACCCCTCTACCTTGTCACTGAATGGCAGATTGTTCAGGGCATCCGCAACGGGGTTATTTTTCAGCGCAGGGTATTTTTCCTCGAGGGGTTTAATGACAAACTCCTCAAGCGCCACCAGAGCTGCAATAAGGCCGGCAGGCCCCATCAGCGCCCCGCTGAGCCCTTTAAACAGGGAAAGCAGCTTGCCACCCACCGATGCGCTAACCAGCAGCAGAATGGCGTTCTGCCAGCCTCCTACCGCATTGGCGGCTTCACCGGCGATACCGACAATGCTCGACAGAACATCGAACACGCCCTGCACTGCGGCTTTGATTTCATCCGGGTGCTGTGCCATCCAGCTCGCCAGATCGTTCAGCCACGCGTTGAACTGTTTGATGTAAGGCAGCAGCGCGTTAAAGAGGATGTATCCCGTTTTCTCAAAGGCCTGGCTGATCTCTGCCCACTGCTGGCGAAACTTTCGCGCCGCCGCGATTGACTGATCGTCAACGCCTGAGCGCGCTGTAAATCGGTCAACATCGCGCAACGCATGGCCAGAGCCGAACCATTGCTGCGCGGCGTAGCCATACCCCAGCTCACTGCCATAGGCCTGCTGCTGATCCTTATTCAGGTTTGGAAACGCGGCTGCCAATTTGCGGACAATATCTTCAGTCCCATCCCGGCCCAGATCGATATTAGCGCCCGCCTGGTTAGCGGCCAGCAGCAGACTTTGAAGTTGAGGATCCAGCCCAAGGCCAGATTTTAAGCGTGCCTTTGCATCGTTGATGCGAGAGAACGCGCCCACGATCTCGTTGGCACTGACACCGAACGCCTCGCCCGCCTTGGTCCAGCCATCCAGCGATTTGGCCGACATTCCAAAGGCATCGGCCGCCGTCGCCAATTGGTTCAGATAACTGGTGAATCCGGTAACAAAGCTTTTGAGGCCGCCCAGCGACAACGTGACGCCGGCCAGCGCCAGCACCTGGGTGCGAATACTGGAAAAGAACGACGCCGCTTTTTTGCCGCTGGCTTCCATGTCTTTGGCTGTTTTGTCGGCTTTTTTCCCGGTTTTATCCAGCGCCTCGCTGCTTTTCTTCTCGCCGGTGTCGAACGCCTGCGCAACGTTCTCCATGACCGCTGTCAGGCGGTCAAGCCCGGCCACTACCGCCTGCTCGCCAGCGCTGAAGTTTTTGTCGTCAATACCCAGGGCGAGGACGAGCTCGTCAAGTACCATTGCCACTATTTCCCCTCCTGCATTACGCGTGCGTTATGGGCGTCCACCTGGATGATTTCCAACAAATCCCACAGGTCCTGCACACCAAGCACCGCATCCAGCTCAGCCTTGGAGGCTTTGCCGGCGGAAATCACGGTAGCGATGGTGTGCGGGACGTTGGTGTAATCGACAAGCCCAAACGGCCTGTCAGGATTGGCAAAACGAGGCGGGATATCTAGCGGCCGGCGGTAGCGAAAAAATCCACGTGCAGTTTGAACACCTCCGCGCGCAGGTTAAGGCGTGTGGCCACTTCATCGATATCGGCTTCAATCAAGGGGCGGACCACGGTTTTATCCGCTGGATTCGGCACGGCCTGAACACAGGTCATCAACTCATCAAGCAGCGGCTTGGCCTCATCCGGGGGGATCTTCGAAATCGCCTTTAAGCCCTCAACAGCCATCGCCGCGATCCCCATGCTGCGTAAATTTTCGGGGACCTCGACGCCGCCGCGCCCCATCGCCATCAGCGCACGCAAAGCCCACCATTCAGCCTGTGACGCCGACATTTCCTTGATGTAGAAAACCTTGCCCTGATCGCGCCCGGCGGCGTCGATAGTGATAAACGTCTCTTTACGTGCCATCAGTTAAACGCCTCCGGAGTGATGGATTCCCATTCGATGATCGCCTGGCTGGCCTGCAGAATGCGGCCGGCATCCGGTAGCGCCTTCCACTGCTTCAGCACGCCGTTCACGCATTTATATTTGCGCTTGAGCGCCGGCAGGATAACCGTTGCATTGCAGCGGAACACCGCCACGCTGGCGCGCGATGTGGTCGCCCAGGTATCGAACACGTCCCGGCTTTCCGAATCCGGCATAATGTAGATTGTCTGGTTGATGTTGCCGTAAATGAAGCCTGCGGATAACTTGCCGTCGGCGCCGCGCACCGTTTCCGCCAGGCTCAACGCGTCGGTACCGTAGATGTTATCCGCAGCGAAGCCCTGCAGCTGCACGCCTGACGGGTACAGGTTCATTACCGACAGCGTAATGATGGCGTCGGCAGAAGTGATGGTGTTGGACATTATTGAACCTCCGTCGATGCAATATTCAATTTCTGGATGCTGCCGCCGTCGCTGTACCACAACGCGCAGTTCGGGCTGGTGCGAGCAGGACGAATGGCCGGCAGCATTTCACCGACATAGAGGTAGTACCCCGTCGCGAAAATTGTCGCCGACACGTCTTCCCCTACTGCGTTGCTGATCTCCAGTTTTTGCGCCGCGGACAGCGTCACCCCGGCACGAATACCGCCCCATGCTTTAAACTGCTCGATCACATCGGTCATCGAGGTTGCAACCAGCGCGCGCCCGGCGTTGTTGTAGGGGATCGTCTTGTTGGATTTGAACAGCGCCAGCACCGCGCCCTGCAGGTTGGCGTTCAGCCAAATTTGCCCGGCGAAGCTGTCCAGCCATTTGAAATCGCCGGTGATCGAGCCATCTGCCCAATAATCCTCGACGATGTTATTGGCGGCGTACTTGCCGTAGAAGTTATAGCCATTGGCGATCAGCACGTCGTACTCATCCCCGCTGGTCACATCGGCCGCCAGCCCGTTGTATTCGCGGAATTTGAACGGCACGCGCCCTTCTGTGCGGGTAAAGTCCAGCGCAGCGGCATATCCCAATACGGATGCAGGTTTTTTGACGTCAGTGCAGAACACCGGCACGACACTCCCGTAATTATTCACGGTGATGATCTTGTACGCGATGTGATCCTGATTGCCCGTAATTCGGGCTTTTTCGTTGGTGGTCCAGGCCACATAGAAAAAGCGCTCCTCCTGCGCGCTGGCCCATGCGGACAACGCCAGGTGTTCATCATCCTTGCACTCGAAAACGGTCGAGAATGAAGCCCACTGCTGCGACTTGGCGATGATTGCCGTGAACAGCGCGGGAACCACTGCCGCCGGCGCCCCCTGGGAGATCTTGGCGCCGAGATCGCTGGTCATCTTCACGGGTGCCGCTGCGGTGCCGGTCGCATACGCGATAGTCGTCGCTTCCGGCTTGGCGCCTGCAGCAGTGATGATGAAGGCATTGTGCGTGGTGTCATATACCACCGTCGCCACGGCGGCCGTTAATGAGGTTTGCAACGCGGCGGCCGCCTCCGCAAAACTGGTTACCGCGCTGAAATTGACTTCCGCACTGGCATTCTTCCCGCTGATGCTGATCGTGAGCGTACCGGAGATTTTTTTCAGCTCCTCGACCGTCACCCCTTTGAACGATCCGCTGCGCAACCATGCGGCCGCCGGCGCGCGGTTGAATCGGGCGAACAGCAACGCCCCCGGAGATTTTGTCGCGTTGTTGTAGCCCTGAAAATACATGGATGCCATAACGTATTCGTCAGAGTCACCACCGAAATAATCGGCCACGCTCGAGGGTGACGAAAACGAAGGGACGTCGCCGATCGGTACGTAAGGGCTGTCGGTTAAAAGCAGGCCGTTGAGGTCGACCGCATTACCCACGGCGGATAGCACGCCCGGTTTGATTTTTACGTCTTTACTGATTGGAATTGCCATCGATGGACTCCGTTGTGGTCGTTTTGATGGTCACGTTGTCGAAGAACGCCAGAGGCGCACTGACCACCGGTTTGATTTGCGCGATGAATTCCAGCGTCCAGCGCGGTTCGTATTGCCACTCGCCGTTAATCATCGTGGTCTGACGGGGATCGCTACAGTAGAGCGGCGTTAAGACGCCCCCGGAGCAGCGAAAAGCGGAGGTGCCAAACTCCGAGCGGATCAGCGTGGCGAACATCAGGGAATTTCGCTCCGCGCTGTCACCATAGAAATCAAGCTGACACTCCCAGCGCGTTGTCCGCGTGATGTGTTGAATACCCAGTCCGGCCTCCAGTAGCGGGGAGTACTTCACCACTGCCGTAGACAACCCGGCGGAATTCAGCGAAGTCATCGCGATAAATTCGCCCTGTGGCATCGGCACCCCGTTTTGCTGGGTGCGCTCGATCTGCGCATCAACAAAAAGCCCCTGGAGAAAATCGCCAAGGGCTTTATAGAGATCGCTTTCAGTGATCGAGAGCGTTACGTTTGCAGACATGCAACAACCCTCGTCCAATCCGGCCAGTTCTCCGGCACCGCCACCACAAGCCACGTTTCGCCCGCGATGACGAATTTGTCACCGCCGACCTGCTTCGGTCGGCTCACACCGCACCAGTTCCCGTTCGTATAGATGGACGTGAACACCCCCTGAATATTCAGGTTGTCCAGGTGGCGGATATCGCCCTGGGTAACAGCCTGTTTTTGTACCATCATTGGAATGGGCGCGTCATAGGCCGGCGCCCGGGAATAATCCTCACGTTTTTCGGCACCGAGCGATCGATAAATCTGCGCCTCAACGAAGGGATTAACCGCGCCGACGGCGCGCGAAACAATACCGTGCAAATTCACTCATCACCTCCATCAACGGCATAGTCGACGCTGTTCTGCATGTGGCCAGTGTCGACCAGCGGCTTATCGAACCCTTTGCGCTTAATGGTCGATTCCGCCAACGGCGGAGAGTTGAGCTCCCGGATAGAGTCCTGCAGCTGGCTTTTTATCCGCTCCCCCATCAATCCAAGCGCTAACCGCGCGTCATAATTTGATGAACGGATAAGCTGCGAAAACTCACCGGGCCACTGCGCACTGTTGGCTGAAATCATGTTGCGGAAAAAAGGCCGCGGCAGCTGAAAATAGGACTCCCCGGCCTTGGTCATCACCATTTTTCCGAACTCGTTCGCGGCGGCCACCAGCGCAACCGGGGTCCCGTCTTCATAGGTCGCATCGGCCAAAAAACCCACCTTGAGGCTCTTGCCCGAAGACAGGCCGTCGGCAATTTGCGCCAGGCGCGCTTTAAACGCGGCACCGCCGCGAACACTGGCACCCATTTAGCGCCCCCGCCTGACCGGCCGATAGTAGTGATCTGGATAGCGCGATGGCGATGAGCCCGGGTGATAAACCATCGTCCTGTAGGGCGCGGTCGCTTGCCAATAATCCGCGCCATAGGGAGTCTGCAGATACCACCATGACTGATCGTTACTGCCGGCGCTGTCCACCGATACAGAAACCGATCCCTCTGAGGCACTGGTAATGCGGCCAACAAGGCCGCTTCCCTGACCGCCCGACTGTCCTGAACCAAATCCGCGCAACGCACAGAGATGAGCAACAAGCAGGAAAAATAACTGCTCGCGCTCTTTCAGATCTTGCACTTTGCTTTCATCGGTATTATCGAGGTAGAGGGTCGAGGCCTGATTGAACAGCGCCTCGAGCAGGTCATCACTTGGCGCCGATCCGCATCCCGTTGCAAACGCCGGGTAAAGCGCCCGAAATGCCTTGATGTTGAAAACCACGGCGCCCATGCATTACTCCTTCTTATTCATCGCTTCATCATCACGCTTGATCCCCGGTGCCGGGTTGTTCTGCGGCAATGGGTCAAGGCCTGACTTCAACTTTTCCTGCTCTTTGGCCTGCGCACGGGCGCTGTTGCCATTCTCCTGCGCGAAGATCACACCGTTTTTTACATACGGCTGATCTTTGTGGATCTTCAGCCAGGCGTCCCACAGTTCCTTATCGACCGGTGTGAGGCCATAGCCGCCGATAATTCGCACATCTTCGCCGCGGTAACCCGCGACCGCCTGCCGATGGCCGTCGACTTCCAACACCAAACCGTTCGGCAATTTGCAGCCAACTGTTACTTGCTCTGCCATCTTTTAAACCCCCAACATTTGTGCGTAAGCCAGCGGTTGGCGAATGATCGCCCCCCAGGTACCGGCGGATTTTTTCTGGTGCCAGGCTGAAGACTCCGTCACCACGGCGTGCGCGCGCATTTTCTCGGTGAACGCACAGTAACCGGTGTCGTTCTCCCCGAGGCGCTCGGCAATCAGCTGAACCACTTCACCCGCGTCGCTGGAATACTCCACCGCCGTTTCGATGGTCATATTCGGGAAGTTTTTCTGCAGAAGATCTGAAACGTTGACCTTGTATTGGTTGGTCTTCGTCAGGTTTGCTTCCGATGTCGGGGACATATTCAGCTTCATCGCGTCGGTACGTTCGACATGACCTTTGGTCTGACTGACGAGCTGCTTGTACAGCTTGACGACGTCGTTATAAATAGCGTCGCCATCCTTATCGTCCCACTTCAACTTGCCGCCGACGTCAATCGGGGTAATCGGCGCCGACAGCGATGGATCGTTCAGCATGCCGTAGTTCTGCAAGCCCTCGATGCCGTAGAAGTAGGATTTATTCTGGAACTTGTTCAGCACCAGGGCAGACGCGACATTCAACTCCGCCGCCCAGCCAATGCGCGCCGCGCCGTACATATCCAGTTCGCGTTCACCCCAGCGGGTGTGCGTCTGGTAGTGGTAGCTCTGACGTGGCACCCAGTTTGCGTTCGCGGTTACCATGCCGTTGTTGTTGTAGTCGCCGTAAGAGCTGGTGTCACCGGCTGATTCCACGATCGGGAATTGAGTGGTCAGCGTCGTCCAGTCGCCCTTTTTGGTTTCGCCCAGGATTTGGGCTGCTTTCATCGGTGTCACCAGCACGCGAATTAATTCTGGATCAACGTAGTTGGTGAAATAGGCCGGCACGCCGGAGTTTGAGACCGTTACCAGATTAGGCTGCGCATCCATCGCCAGCGCGAAATCGCTCGCGTACTCCGGCGGCAGGTAAGCCTGCGCGCCCGGCAGGATGATGCCGTAATCGCGGCTGGCGGTAGCGTAATGCTGCTTAAATTTATTCATCACTTGCTCCAGGTGCTGATTTTGATACGTTCTTTGGCCGCCGCGGCGCTGGCCACCGAGAATGCCGTTTCCGCAAAGCCTTCAATGGTCGCGCCGGCGGCACCGGTAGCAATCTCGCCGGTGGTCAGTGACGCAAACACTTTTTGGCCGACAGTGGCTGCCGTCGTGGTAACCGCCCAGTAATCACCGCCGGTGTGCAGCGTGCACTCTCGCCCCGGCTGGATCACATTAGACGCCGCGCCCAGCCATTCAACGATTGACGCCTGGCCATCGCGAGGAACAAACCCCGACGGCGCGCCAGTGCCTTTGTTCGATGCCACGCCCTTCACCACCCAGGCAAATCGCCCAATGGTTAACCCGTCGGCGCCGGTGACCAATGCCCCATCACCGGCCACATAGCTGGTGTACGGGTTGTTACTGGCAAAAGCCCCCTCAATACCCGGAGCCGGGTATTGGTTAATGCTCGTCTGAAATCTTGACATGTTAATAACCTTTTTTAAGTTTGCCGGCGGTAGGGAAATCGGCAGCGAAAGACGATGCAGCCGCGGAGTCATGCGCCAGTTTCGGCGCCTTGACGGCCTGTTTTTGCTCTACGGCATACTTCACCATGCTGCGGTAAGCGCTTGGGTGTACGTCGGTGATATCGATCCCGGCCTGTTCGAGAGCAGTGCGGTAAACCTCCTCGGCGGAGTCCATCGCCACCACGTCACCAATCAGAGGACGCACCTCACTTTCAGCGGTGCGAACCGCCTGGAAGTTTTTCGCAGCCGCCTTGGTGGCGTTGTCAGCCGCCAGCCTGATAGCCGCATCCATCGCCGGTTTGCTGACCGTATCGGGATTCGTTTTTACCGGGTCTTTTGCTGGATCGTCCGGGGTGTCATCCGCAGCCGGCATCAGTACCGCTTTGATTTTTTCCAGCACTTCCTCCGGCACTTTGTCGGACAACAGCGCCAGGATGCTTTCCAGTGGGTTTTCCGTATCAAACGCTGGTCCGTTCTCTTCCGGCTCGACCACTTCTTCGGCGGCCTCCATCAGTTCGGCAAGCTCGGTCGGCTCGATTTCCATATCCTGCGCCAGGCGGCCGGAAAACGCGGATTTGACCGCATTCGCGATCGCGTTGGGGCGTTTATGCTGGCCCACCAATTGCGTGAGGTCTTTCGGCGAGGCGTCTTGCGCCAGGCGAGGTTTAAGATAGGCGCCCAGCGCTGCGCGCATGGCGACACCCTTACGATTTAATTTCATGTTTTGTAACTCCTTCGGGAGGCAATCAAATACCAGCACATCGGATCCGGCCCGGCCGTCACCGACCAGCGCCACGTGGTTACCGACGATATCCCGCATCACGCCGTCAAATTTGACGCCATCCGGGGTAACGCCTGGGGTCATGTCAGCGACGTACGCATACGACGATGACAGTTCTCGTTGCTCGTCGGTCTCGATACCGGCGATGGCGGAGTTGTCCCAAATCGACAATCCGTTTGTTAGGTAGGTGCCATCAAAATCACTGTTGGCGTGCGTTGTCCCCACCCGAAGCTCACGCGCGGGCGCGCCTGGGTAATCAGGCTTGTGTCGGCAAAGGATGGGGATGTTATTGAAAGTTTTCGCTGCCTTGCGCAGCTCGTCGGGGTCGCGGTACAGCATGTACAGCCGGTCGGGCTCAAGCCCCAGCGCCTCGGAATTCGGGATTTCTCGCCCGTAATAGCCGCACACGTTGGCCTTGCTGATGTTGCTGCGTTCTACCTGCAGCCGTCCGACCTTATCAATTTGCCGCACCGAACCCCGGTCAAATGCCAGTCGTTCAGTCGTCATTCATTACTCCAGTCCCGGTAAAATAGCCTCCCATCCACACCTGCAACGAATTTTTTGCCCTGGCATGATCCATTCGCCATCGATAAACATGCCTTTGTCCAAATCGAACTCTTTGCCGTCGGCTTTCACATGGGAGATGCGCGGCTCTTTCCCTGCGTGGGAATGGCGCCAGCGCCCGCGGCGGATGCCAAGCGCACGCTGGCGCGCCGACTGCATGGCAGACGTTGCCTTGTTGTTCTGATCCAGCGCGATAAAAGCCGCCCGGCGCAGGGTGACGCCATAGCGCTGTTGCAGCTCTTTGGTAAGGGTGCCGAGATCACGCCCACGGGATACCGACTGCATTACCAGCGTTTCGACCTGCGTGAGGTACTGCTGCGGAATGGAACGGATCAGGTTGACGTTCTCGGTGATGGTCGCCTGCAGCGCGTTGTTCATTTCCGCCGTCATTTTGAATGGCACCGTGAAACCGGCCTGCTGCAATGCAGTGGAAAGCGACGCATCGCTATTCTTCATCACATCAGAAGCGAAACGCTCAGCCAGTTTCCCGGCCAGCACATCGAATTTTTTTCGCCAGCGCCGCGACAATTTGCGCATGGCATCGCGCATCATGATCGCCGGTGAGGCATCCTGCGCCAGCCCGGTCTGACGGTATTCGGCGCGCAACCAATAAAGCGTGCTGTTGTGCAGCTCCTGCACCGCCCTATCCAGCTGCCGCCGGTACCAGGCCTCAATCCCCGCGTTGGGTCGGATCTGACGGAGGGTCTTTTTCCGACGCGCTTTCCTCGAGGTTGAAGTTTTCGTCGTCTTCGTCGTCAATCTCAATCTCCCCGCTTAAATCCAGACCGCTGTAGGGGCTGTTAGGATCCGAGGCCAGCTTTTCGCGCACCTCGTTATTCGTCACCGCGCCGATGGCCTCGTAAATCTGGTCCGTCTCCGCTTCTGTTTTGCGGATTGTGGCCTGCTGTTCACGCGTCATTTCGTGCAGGGATTCGAATTCAAAGGTGATATCCGGATCGATGTCGCCAAACTCCGACAGCTGGATAATGTCCATCACGCGCTTTATCGGGTGCTTGAGTAACCTGGACGCGCCGGCCGCTATCGTGTCGTAGAACACCTTGATCTCGCCCTCGCTCGAGGCATTCAACCCCGTGGGGCTCAGGCCGGCGAACTTCACCGACGGGATCGCACTGACAAAGAACATGTGCTCTTGTGCCTGCGCCTGAAGCGTGTCCAGCCCGCTCAGTGGCGTGTTGAACTGGAAGAACTCTTCCTGTGCCTTGTCCAGAATCAACAAGCCGCGCGTGTCCCGCGTGCGGTTATACAGCTCCGCGCGCTTGGCATAGTTGGGATCGTTCTTTCCGCTTAACGCATTCGTCATGTTCGTGCTGATGCCGCTCAGGGAGAAGGAATGAAGCACATCACCCACGCTATCGCGGGTACGCAGCCAGTTATTGACATAGGGCTCGGCGATTTGTGTCAGCGACAAGCCACCGAAGTTATAGGCCGGCTTCAACATGTCAGGTACCGGCCGGGAAATCAGATCCAACATGCGGCTGGCGTGTACGGTCTTACCCATCACGAACCACTCCGCCGGCTTGTAGAAATCATCACTAAGCGGGTTATCGGCGTTGTAGATGCCTGGGTAGGTCCATACCGGCTCAATCACGCGAAAGCCCACCAGCGAGCCGGGCGTGATTTTTTTGTTGGACAGGAACAGCCGGGATTGCAGCTCCTCCGGATCCGTCCATGCGGACAAACCGCGCGGGGAACGCACATCGATGTATATCTGGCCGCGGCCGAAAAATCCGTCGTGCTCAATAGCCAGGCGGAAAACATCCTGCACCTTGTAGCGCTCCATCGCCTTAACGAGTAGCGCGATGCGGTCAGCCTTGCTTTCATCCCCGTCACTGGCCGCTTTAACCTTGATCCATTTGCGGGTCATTTCCTCGGCGATCACGCTCACCATCCGGCGATATTCCGGCAGCTGGGCGAGTTGCGCCAAATAGGGGTAGCCAGGGAAGCCGCCGAAAACGTAATCGGGGTAGCTGCCGTTCAGTGAATCGTATGGCGTAGCATCCATCGCGAGAATTGCACTGCGGATACCGTCAGGGATAACACCGGCCGGCGGTTCGTACTTATCGAACTCACGCCGCTTTTTGTGTCCGACCTCTGCGAGCATCTCGTCGCTGATCGCAATCCCTGGCGATTTTGGCGCCTCCTGCACTGGCGGCGCCTCGTCACTCGTTTTTTTTCGCTTAAAGGGCCACATCAAATACTCTCCAAAAAGTCGTCGGAAATGAGCATTGGCATTTCCATTGGGGCGTAGGCGATCATTGCCGAGTCGGCGAGGTTCGGTGATTTGGTGCCGTCAGGCTTTTTATCAACCACGATTTTCCCCACACCATTCACCGTGTAAGTGGGCTGGGATAATTCAATAACCAGCTTGTCCTTTTTTTTCATCGTCCCAGAGATGGAAATAATTTCGTCAGGATCAAATTCCATGCCTTCAGTCACTGCGCGGTAGGTTTTTTGGAACCGGGTACGCAGTGACCACCACCCCTGTGCTTTGGCATTGGCGAAAAAGTCCTTGTTAAGGCGGGCTGGCCGTCCGTTATCGCCACGAACGGCCTCGCCTTCGGGATCGAATACCGCGCCGCTACCGCGGAATGGGACAGCGACAATTGTCGGTATGTCTTCAGCTTCACGGTTTTCGTTTATTACCCGTGCGTCGCCGCGCGCCCCGGCCCCCAGACCGTCTGAGTCAAACCTGAAGTGATCAAGCAGTTGCTGATCGCAAATGTTAAAAGCTTTCTGAACGGTTCCAAAAATGTCGTCGCCCTTCCCCGACCACTCGTCGATATCCTCTAGGAGGAAACCGTGACGGGACGTAAAGGCGTTGGTGTCCTTGCCCTCATCGGCAACATCCAGAGCCCCCATGCGCACGCCCGTTGGCTCGATGCCAAGCGCGATGTGAGCGTCGATCGCCGCCTGCACCCATGCAGACGGGATCAGCACGCCCTCGACGGATGCGCTGTAGTTGATGTCGATTTCTTGTGCCACGGTGACCGCGTCGAGCTCCTCTACCTGCTTGTCGTACCAAGTCTGGTCTTTGCGAGGGTCATCACGCCAGTGGAACGTAAACACGTCGATCTTGCCGCTATGACGGCGCTCAGCGAAGGAGTTGGCCATGCCGTTCGGCGTTGAAATGTCCTGCCGGCAGTTGGTGGTGGCAGACAGCGACGCATCAACCAGATAAGGCCGCTCCAGGAACGCGGATTCGTCCACGATGTAGAAACTGGTGCGGTCACCGCGCCCGATGCCGTCGCCGGCCTCACCGGTCATTGCTGATTCGGTTTCCGGGAATAGGATGCGCATGTGCGGCGCGTGCTGTTTGGCACTCCAGCCGCCGCGAAACTCTACCGGCAACAGGCTAATGAAGTTACGGGCTTTGTCGAACAGCGACTTCGGTGAGCCGATTTTATCAACGTATTCTTCTTTGCGAGAGCCGAAGCCGGCGAAAACGCCCCGGTTAAACAGGCAGAGCGACGACGCCATCCCTACCGTCAGCCATGACATCCCCATGTCGCGGGTTTTCTCCGTGATACCGGGTTTTGATGCCCGCCAGTGCTCTACAAACCACTGGATCCACTCCTCCTGCTTTGGGAACAGCAGAAACGGGATGCGCGCAGGTAAGCCACGCTCGACGTTGCGCGGGTCAACCGTCATTCCCCAATCAATGATGAACTGGGCCGGGTTGTCCTTATAAAAGGCCTTCATGATTGGGAGCGATTCAGGATTAGCCCTGATACGCTGAAGGCGCTCCATCCGCCATTCGAACACTTGGGTGTAATTTGGTTTTTTGAAATCGAACGGGAATGGGATCGGCATCTAAAAACTCACTTTATTGTGTTGATGCATCAAACATAAAAAGCCATGCTGACGCCGCCAAATATCAATGGAGGATATATAGTGAATTATTTAGCAGGCGCATTAATCCAACTTAAGAGCGGTGGTCCGTTAATGACAGTTAAAGAAACCTTCCTTGGTGAAAACGGTGAAACTCTATACCGCGCTCAATGGTTTGATGGGAAAACGCTATGTGAGGGTATTTTCCTTCATGATACGGTTGAATATGAAGGTGAGTGATTATTTGGGCCGCTGTCGGCCCTTTTTAACATAATGATGGTTACCCGCACCGCCGTAATAGCTCTCATCACCAAATCCCCTTCAACCGCCTATTTCCGCCAATCTTCGAGCCAGATCCGTTGAAAACGGACTGCATAAACAGCGCATAAAACACGAGTGTTTTTGCATAGTGCCAAAATTGGATTTTCGGGCTGTTTCAGGCAGTTTACCCCATCAGCTTGCGATAGGCCTCTGCAGCTTCTTCCGGCGTCAGATTGACGCTTTCGGTTTTGACCGGGCCACCATCAGGGCCGCTCAATTCAGTCTTGTTTCTCACCATGCCCAGGTGCTGCGCCACCATCTTCAGCGCGTCATCCTGATTACGGGTGATCACCTCAATCCCGAACTTGCCTTCTTTGATGCCAGCGAAGAGCCGCCGGGCGGCACCGGTCAAATCTCGGGAGTCGTGGAAGTGTGCGCGGCCAACGCCAGCGCCATTGCACCGGGGGCATTCAGGATTGGGATCCAGCATCGCATCAAAGCCGTAACCACCTCTGTCGGATGGCTCAGGCTTATTTGCGGCTTTAGCCTTCACCGATGCCTCCTCGTGCTCCACCGCATCCATCCACTGATACTGGTGGCCGAAGCCCCAGCAATAACGGCAGCATAACCGGCGGTACTCAGTGATCTGGTTGACGTCGGCCGTGGCGATGTCCCACCACATTTTCAGGACAGCATCCTGCGTTATTTGCGTGCGACGTTCGCGAGCGGCCAGCGCGTCGTTGATAGCCCGGCTCACCTTAGCGTTTCTATACATGCGGCTGGCACTGACGTAGGCCGTGTTGCCCTCGCCCTTCCCGCCCGCTCGTTTGTATGCCGCCGTCCTGTTCAGGTCGATGAGGTATTCATTCACGAAACGCCACTGCATATCGCTGAGCCCGTATTTGCGCAGGTCTAGCCCCCGCGTGTCGTCATCCCCGTAATCGGCATACGGACTGATGTCATTATCCGGGGCGACTGCTTCTATGTTGGCTTTGGGGCTGGTACGCAGCTTTCCTTTTTGCGTACCGCTTTTGCGTACCTGTGTACCTTTTTGCGTACCGCTCTTTCCCTTGCGTACCCAGCCATGCTTTTTAGCGCGCTTCCTGATTGCCCCCTCACTGAGGCCGTATATCTGTGCCAGGTCGCGGAGAGAAAGTTGACCGGCACAGTAATCGCGCTCGAGGCAGCTTTCTTCCGGTTGTGCCATAACGTTCTCCGTGAATAAAAAAAGCCACGGGCAACCATGATCTGAGTGATCGGTGGGTGTCGCCTGTGGCTTTGCTTGCGCATTACGCAGCACCTGGATAGATGCTCTGTGATGGGCAAGAAAAAACCGCCCGGAAGGGCGGTTAATAATCACTTAATCGAAAACGATGCACTTACTAACGAATAATCATCAATCGGAGGCCCATTCTCTATTCTTCTTAAAAGGCTTGAAGAAAATCGAGTTGGCATAGACAGTGTCCCGAGGGAAAATCTTGCACGTTTTTCCCAAAAATGATGAGCACCATCGGACATAATATAAATATCTATGACCCCATTTTCATCAACCAGCTCAGAAGTCGGTAAGCTAACCTCTTGAAATCTTGGCTCTATAGATCTTGACAGCGCGGAAGTGAGAACATTTTTACCCGAAAGGTTTCGGAGTTCATTCTTCGTATAAATACCCTCATCTATCAGTTCTTGATGTTGAGTATGATCCTTAGTCAGTTGGATAAGCTTATTACCCTTTCTCACATAGACCCTTGTATCCCCGACATGGCATACGCGCAAAGAATGTTCATCAATAATACAAAATGATAGAGTTGTTGCTGCCTTTGCCAAATCATAGCTTTTTGATACTAACCCTTCAATTCCGAGCTTGACAGTCTTTAGTATCATGAACATATCAAGGTTATTTGTATGGTCTAACTCTGTAAGCGTAGCTATAGCTATGTCTGCAGCTTCCCGCGCTCCTGAGTACGAACCAACACCGTCGGCTACTGCAACAATATAACCATTTCCCCACGACTTTGGCGGAAGTATAGCATCTTGGTTTCCACGTTCAGCATCTTTGGGATAAGAGAACAGCCCGCAATTTAACAGGTCGATCATAGCTGTACCCCCCCAATGACAATGTCTATATCATTAACCATTTCAGACACGCTTTCATACCTTCCATGTGGTTTGAATGATGTCGATTTCGCTATCATTTCATCTATCCCATCAATATGGCTGATACCAAGCTCGTTAATAATAACACCAAGCGCATAAATGTCTGTCTTCGCGTTATAGATACCTTTTTTGGCTTCTGGAGCCATATAGCCATCAGTCCCCATACCGACAGCTATCCTTGTCAAAACCTCAGACTCAGCTTTCTTGTCAGAGTTCTTCACAAGACCAAAATCAGAGATTTTGTACTTACCATCAGAGAATTTAAGGATGTTTTCAGGCTTCAGATCTCGATGAAAGTAACCTTTATCATGAACGTAGCTTACACCACACAGTATCATGCGGATAATTTTAAGTTTTTCTTCATCAGTGAGACTACCGCTACGAATGTCAGTTTTGAGATCTTTTTCAGCTAGATCCATCACAAACCAAGGATGCTCAGTATTGAGATGATGGATGTAAATCGGTACAACATTTACATGACTACAATCAGCTTGGTACTTGACTTCTCGCTCAAATCTACGCCGCCAATCATCATAGTCAAAAAACTCACTAATCAATTGATCTTGAACGGAAAGAACCTTTCTAGCATATTTCCCACACAGGTAACCAGATGAGTTATATAGTTCTATTTCCTCAACCTGCCCAAACGCACCATTCCCTATAGATCTGATAGGTTTTACAAAATAATTTCCCCGAGGTTCCATACCTTCGCTCACAACAAGAACTTTGTGCTGAGGAATTTACAACTAAAACAGACAAATGGCTATTGACTTTTTACCGTTTAAATTAATCACGGATTTTCTATGTTGTTCATAACTTCGACATTCGTCGCCAAGTATTGAGTATATCAACCTGACCCGCACAAATTTTCAGTGAGGTTTGTAGTGCCAGCGTATAGCTGACGGCGTCGCCCCATGTATCGCCGGCCATTTCTGGCTGCTCACATAGAGTGAATACAGATTCAGGGGGAAGGAGGATTAACGGCGCCGGGGGCTGTGCCGGTGGCCGGGCGCAAGAGCTCAAGCACAGCGGCAGGCAGAGGCTGACCAGCGCAGGGATCGTTTTTAATCGCTTCACGGTATTTCCTTTGGGCGGTGTCGTGCTGCTGGCGCAGCTGCTGCTCGCGTTGTTGCTGCGCCGACATCAGCGCGCGATTCTGCGCATCTTGCGTCTGCAGCGTGGTTATCAGCCCGGCCTGTTGTGCCAGCGTCTTCTGTTGTTCAGCGGCCTGCTGGCGTGCCAGCTGCAACTGGTGCGACAGCAGCGAGCTGTAACCGCCAAGGCAGATAGCCACCAGCAACAGAAGCGCCAGGCTGCCGCCGGCGATCTTGCTCATCCAGCCGTTCATTATTGGCCCCAGGTGCAGACGGTGGTTTCGACTTCACGCCGGGTTATCAGCCCTTTCCATTCTTTGCCGCCGGCATACTTCCAGCGCTTCAGTTCACCGCACGCGCCGTCCGGGTCGCCGGCATTCAATTTTTTCAGCATCGTGGAGCCGATAAAGGCATAAGGCCCGACGTTGTAGGAAAATGAGTAGATGGCGGCGCGCTGGGTTTCGGTGGTTTTCACCTTGATAGCCGGATCGACAATCCGTGCGACTTTCTGCAAGTCAGATTTCAACAGCGCATCGCATTCTGCGTCGCTGTATCGCTTGCCGAGGATAATATCGGCGCCGGTATGTCCATCGCAGACCGTCAGAACGCCGACAACGTCGCGATAGGCCACATACCGCCGGCCCTCTAACCCATCGTGACCGCCGAGCATTGCAGTGGCGATCGCAATCGCCCCGCCGCCACCGGTTATGGCAGCGAGGATTTTATTTCTCAGGCTGGAATTCATCAGATTTCTCTCGGAGCTTTTTGGCCCAATTCTGCGACGATTGTCGCGGTGGCTGATGGGTTGGCGCTGTTGGTCTTGCTCAAAATGTCGCGCAGGATCTGCGTTCGTTTCATCTGCTCTCGCCGATTGAGGCGGTAGGTCAATATGCCCAGGGCGATACTGACGGCCAGGCCAATGATGAAACCCCAGTCCTGCAGCGTTAACCCGGCGAAAAAGGCAGATATGCCCGCGAGCCAATAGGTAGCGTTCGAGTAGCTGTCGTTCATTTTCATGATCCCCACCTCCGCGGGCCGCGGCGGGCATTGCAGAAATGAAAAAGCCCGACGGCAGCCGGGCTAGGGTGAAATTTCGGGTTTAGAATACGGCTTCGGGCTGAACAATTTCGTGTTAAGCCGCCGGCGCGCCCGCTTATTCAAAAAGCGGATATAGCGGAATTGGTTGAACGTATGAGCAGTGGTTCGGTGTACTCGTGTCTGTTGATGAATGTATACTATCTCAGAGAGCTAAAACTCGCCGAGATAGCATGAGAGAAACTCATCAAATTGCGTAAATAATCAAATGAACGTCAATTAAAAATGAATCGATTATATAAAAACGAGATGAAATCAATCTTCCTTTAATTTATTCCATTCTGTTTTAATAACATCTTGCACGCTTAACCTTAACGCTGTATAGAGTGGTCTAAGGACGTTAAATTCAATCCTTTTATCTTGTGGCCTATCCCTATTTACAATCTCTTTGCGAATATCCTCAAGTGCTTTGTAGACTCTTTTTGATGACTCTTCATCAGGATTTAATAATAGCTCTACTTTTGTTTTTAATACACCTAACTCTGCCTTACCAACCCTCTGTTCTTCATACATTCTAGCGTAGAGAGGGGTTTCTGCCGCGTTATTACAACGCTCTCTGGTCATAATATTCAAACAATTAGTTACTGAGGATGCAACACCTATATATTTTGCAGTTGAATCCCTAAGCTCATTAATCCAAACTTGACGAGATGCAGATACAATTTGCTTTGTAATTGTTATGCTGGATAATTTTTCTTGGTGTAATCGTTCCTCTCGAATGTTTTTTGCATTCGCGCGCATCGCCCAGATGGCAACACCAGCGGGAATGAGACCAGCAAATAAACCTGATAAAAAGGTGTCAACCGCAAAATCAGTTTTCACAATTATATTCGGAAGATGACTAACACTTAAAAATGCTTGCTGTAAAGGTTCTTCGCCCAAAAATTTAAAAGGAATACCTTGCCAATCCATGATGCCCTCCATTTTAAAGAAGGCTATTTTAGCAAAAAACCCGCTCAATGGCGGGTTTCTTTTGAATTTGTCGCTGCGGATATAACTTCGCGAAGCTTATACCAATTTAATCAATTTCCGCGCAAAGTCAACGATAAAATCGCTCGCTATTCATCTCAAATGCATCACTCATCGGACGGTAAAGCATGAATTCGGCCGTTTTCACCCACACCGCGACGCGCGTCTCGCAGGTGCGCATACACCAATCAGGGCGGTAATCATGCAGGTCTGCGGCCATCTCCTTCAGGCTTTTTCCTTTCCCGATATAGCGCTGCTGAATGATAAATTTCAGCCCTGGGTAATCCAGCAGGACGGCACCGATCACCCGATCCATGATCGCCGCCTCCGAATCAGTGCAAAATGCCAGGCTGCTTTTTTGTTTCCCCTCCAGAATGTCGAGCAGATACTGGCGCAATTCTTCCTGCTCACATCCCGCCTTTTTCAGCTGATTCAGAGCCTGGGTGATCGCCGCTTTTGTCACCTTGTTACTCGTCAGTAGTCGGTTAAACATGTTACCGGCTCTGCCGAAACTTTCCATCCCTGACCACCGGCCCCACATTTTCAGCCGCCCCTGTATCCAAACGCGCTCCAGTGCACGCAAATGCAGCTCTTTGCCGTCGCCTTTACCGATGTTGTCAGGGTAGATCATAGCTTTCCTTCCTTTCTCAAAATTTCTTGCGTGCGCATGACACCTTCGGCGTGCATCAGTCGAGCATCGTTCGCGTCGATAAGGCGTGTGCGGCGGTCTATTTCATCGTGGCAGGCACTGCAGGCCCACGCCGCCTGCGTGTCGTCCGGCTTTATTGCCGTGCCGCAGGTGCCGGCCAGCCGGTAATGTGCGGCGACGGTTGTTTCTGGGTTTCGGTTACAGATGCCGGGGATCCTAATTTGGCAATCACGGCCACGGGCCTCGTCTGTCAGTTTGCTCATGCTTTTACATACCCCCAACGCTTCCCAGATATAATTCGACTAATGGTTGCCTGTGATACACCAAACTCTCTGCCTAGCGCTTCATGAGTGACTTTTAGCCCACGTTTATGTCGGCGTTTGATCTCCCTTACTGCTGATTCACTTAATACTGCGGAACAATTTTTTTCACCGGATGGACGATGCGATCGATTGGCGTACACGCGATCTCTGTTGTTGTCGGCTTGAGTTCCGATTAAAAGATGTGCTGGATTGACACATGACGGGTTATTGCACCTATGCCTAACAACAAGCCCCTCTATTTCGACAAGATTGCGGTTATTTGCCTCGCAATATGCCAACCGATGAGCCCTTACGACTTTACCGTTATGAAACGTCATGCCGTAGCCGTCTTTGTCTTTGCATTTTTCCCAATAAACACAATCACTCATAACGAAAACTCCATAAGCTGAGCCGCGGCGTTCTCTGCCTCGGCGATGGTTGGGAAAGATTTGTTTAAGATGAAGGTCCACAGCACGTTAAGCGCTGCCAGGTACAGATCGTTAAATTCGAGGTCGTCCATTTTTGCGAATGAGATCGAACGTGGCTCGCGCAGGGTCGAACCGTCGGGGAGTTCAAAAAGGTCATAATGCCCCGCTTCGACAGTTACCCATCGGCGGAAAGCGTGGAAGGATTTTGCAATCGTCAGCCGTTCGGCGCGCTTCTCGGCCACCAGCTGCAGGTATTCGTCCGCCAGCGCATAGAACACTCCAGCATCGTCAACATGGCGCGCCAGGCGATTGATATACCCGCGGAGAAATTGGCGCTCAAACGTTGATACTGCGCCGCCAGTCGGGGTCCAGTATTCAAAACCGAGATTCAGGAGTGAGAAAAATTTGCGGTGCAGTCCGGGATTTCGGGCGCGCTTAAACTCGCCAGTGACAACAGCCCCCAGCTTGAGTTTGTTCATGACGAAATCGACCGTGTCGGGCGTTGCCGGCACGAGGATCCCGCCTTGGGATTTGTAAAACGAATACTGCGCCATTTTCGTCTCCGTGGTGGCGCAGCAGGTGATCAGCTGTTCAGGCTGATGAAGAGGATTATATCACTTTCTCCGGACGTCGTAGCCCATTCGTCGGAGCAGCACAATCATGAGCTCAGTATCGGCGACAATCTGGCTCTCCTTCAGCGGTAAAACCGCAGTTATCGCCCCGTGGGTCATGTAAACCAGCGCCCGACCATTCTCGGGCAAAACACGAGCAACATCTTGTTTTACATCCATTATTTTTTCTCCGACATTCTCGGATTACTTCGTACCACAATTATTACACCAAAATACTGTACAAATAAACAGTGATTTTGAATCGCTATCAGGCATCCGAGCCACTTAGCTTTTGAACACTGCTCTCAGTTTTGCGTAGCGAGTATTAAAGTAAAGATATCTTTATGTTATAAATTGGTTCTGCAAACACTAAAATAATAATCAAAGATGATAATTAGCATTATTAGTTATATGAAAATGGAGAAATCATGATCACTATTCCTGATCGGCTTAAAACCAAGCTTGAAAAAAACCCAGCTCTTTGTGGCGCGGTCTATTCCTCACTGTCTAAACTTAATCCTTGGTTCAGCGATAACAAGACAGTTTTCTTCCCTGAATATACCGACCATGGCATTACTCATTTGCAGGAAGTAATTAATACTGCAGATAGCCTAATTACAGATGAGAGTTGGCCATCCATTACGGCCAATGATGCAGCAGCCATAATAACTTCAACACTATTGCATGACTGTGCAATGCATCTCAGTGAAGATGGTTTTTACTCACTAATAAATAAAAAATACCCCCCTGGTAAATCACGATATTTTGAAAATGACATTGACTGGAGTCATGCTTGGCATGAATTTTTTGCAGAGGCAAAGAGATTCGATGGAAAAAAACTAAGATCCCTTTTTGGTGATGATACACCAGTAAGAGACATCCCACTCAATAAACTAGATTTGAACTTGCGAGACAAACTACTTATTGGCGAGTTTTTAAGAAGGCATCATGCAACACTTGCACACCACATCGCCCTTAACGGGATACCAGGCCCCTCAGAATCAAGAGTACGACTTGAAGGTTTCGATAACGATATTCTCGATCTCTTTGGATTCATAGCAAGAAGTCATAATATGGGACTAAGAAGCGCAATTGATCTACTTGAACAATCGAAGCGCAGAGTCCACTACAATACGCATGTACCATTCATTATGGCAGTTCTGAGAATATCAGACTATATACAAATACACAGTACGAGGGCAGAAAATCAATTATTAGAAATAAAATCTCTTTCGAGTCCAATTTCAAAAAAAGAATGGAAAAAGCACAACGCTATAAAAGAGATAAATCAGACGCATGATGATCCTGAAGCATTATATATTGATGCAGAACCTCAAGATGCAATAGTGTATGAGTCATTATCAGCTTTATTTAAAGACATTCAAAAAGAACTAGATGTAACCTGGTCTATACTTGGTGAAGTATATGGAAGGATGGATAGCTTAAAGAACATTGGTATAAATATCAGAAGAGTTCGTTCATCATTAGATAGCACTAGCGTTTTTATAAAAGACAAAAAGCCCAACTTCATTCCAAAAACATTAAAATTAAAGACCTCAGATAGTGAGATGATTAATCTTCTCATTGCTCCACTTTATGGTAACTCTCCCGGCGTTGGAATTAGAGAGTTGATGCAAAATGCTGTTGATGCATGTAATGAATTAATCGACTATTACTACAAAAAAGCTGAGCGAGAAATTAGCAGCAATAATATTGATGTCACTATTAAACTAATAAAAACGGGAGATAAAAATACATTAATTATATCTGACCATGGAATAGGAATGACGCTATCAGTAATTGAAAACTACTTTTTAAATATTGGTGCTTCATTTAGGAAAAGCGACTCATGGAAATCTATTCACGAGAGAGATGGACAATCGAGTGTGCATAGAACAGGCAGATTTGGCATCGGACTTCTGGCTGCATATCTTCTTGGTGATGAAATACATGTTAAAACTCGTCATGTTACAGACCAAACAGGATATGAGTTTTCTTGCCGACAAGACAGCGATGCTATCTGTGTAAAACCAATAGATTTTCGTATTGGCACTGAGATCTCTATAACAATCAACGACAAAGTCTTTAAAGACTTAACAAACTCCGACAATTATTCTAATGAAGATTATTGGGACTGGTACTGCTTACCTCACCCAAAGGTTAATAGATTGATTTGCAACGAGTCGGAAGAAGTTATTTTAGAACAATCCATCACCGTTCCTATGAACGAAGAAGATCTAAGCGATACACCATGGAATAGAACTCATCATCCGGAATTTAATGATATAATTTGGGGATATGTCGAACTCAGAGAAAGGAGGAATCGCTCCACAAACCTAATATGCAATGGAATAAAAGTACTTAGAAGCAACCACTTTTATAATATAAATTTAAGCACCAACAGACATGACATGAATGCAAATTACCCAACACTTATCGTCTACGATCAGGATGGGCGCATGCCTTTAAATCTTCAAAGAGATAGTCTCACAACGCGAGACCTTCAATTTAAAGATGAATTAATGAAGGATGTATCAGAGTACCTTAGCAAAATTATTATCTCTAAATTTAAGAATGAAGATAGAAAAATAAATGAAGAGTTAATAAAAAAATTAATAATGCCTGGGATAGACATCTTAGTAAATAACAATGCTGCCGATGATGGTTTTTCTCAGTTGATTATTTTTAATGGAAAATTACTTCCTTTAAATGCATGCCTAATTAAAGAATTAAAACCCAAAATGGTTTCAATTGATTTTGTTGTACTCTCAGACAAACTAGGTTCTTGGCAATCACAAACGCTAATGGATTCTGTTGAGTGTTATATACCATATCACTCGCGAAGAGGTTCTAAAAGTAGTAAGGTTAACTTTTTGAGAGGAATCCTTGATGATAATAATTATAGATCGGGGTATTTCAAAACATTCCCAACAATAGGGAAAAGAATATTTATTAGAAAAGCAGAAATAGATGATTTGGTTTCACCGAATAATTACCCAAGAACTAGTTGGGCGCGATTAAAGACAGAATGGGAAAATAAGGAATGGAAAATACTCAGCATTGGGAATGTACCACCTATAAATGAGAAAATAGCCAGGGTTATAAATGAGCTATCCAGAGTAGAACAGCCGTTTTATATTGAAGTTTATTTAGATTGGGATAAGGCAGATGGGATCGATGATAGCTCAATATTTTCTACGGTTTGGAAAGAGACTGCCCAAGGAGTTTTAATATAATTAGCACTGGCGCCATCGAATATGGCGCCAGTAAAAATTAGCTACAATCTCGTTTAATAACACTCCTTATTTTTTCTATCATTTCCATGCCCTTTCGCTGATAGCGTCCGTCCGTGTCAGCGACTTGTGCGTCGCCCGGCGGCCTGTTCTCCAGTGCTTTCGTTTTTCGCACTGGCGGGATTGAGAATCCCATTTCCACCTGCTTTGCCCACTTCGCCAGCAGCCGGCCGGCCAGTGCGGCGAGTTCGTTGTGTCCCAGCTTGCGCTCTACGCCGGCGCGGCGGAGCTCCGGGCAAATCTGGAACAGCACCGGGTGGCGCCAGTCGAAACTATCTGCGCCGTCGAAACGCCAAGATTCGTTGCGCCAACGCCGGTATTCGGTCATGACGTCGTCCGCCGACAAGCCGAACGGGTTGGCCGTGCACTCGCCGACGATCGCAGTAAATTCCGCGAGGTCAGGCGGCCAGTGGTTACCGGCGCTGCAGCGCTCCATGCACCGGCGCGTGGCGTAGGCCAATTGGTCATCTGAGAATTTCGAAATCGTCTGGCCCCAGATCGTGGATGGTGCCACCCCGTTTTTGGTCACCCAGCGGTTGGCGTAAATCCCCGCCATCGTCTCCCAGAGGAGCCAAGCCCTGTCGCTCCCGTTCTGCGTTTCGTGCGGCCCTGACCTGCTGCTGAGCGGTAGCTGCTGCTGCGGTGTATCTGGTCGCATTTGAACCTCCTGCATGCTGCTTTCGTTTGGCCGCCGCCTGGCGCTCGTAGAGCACGCTGTCGGCGAATTTCTGCTCCCACTGCGTCTGGTTAAATACCCTGCCACCGGCTTTCCAGTACGCCTGGAAGCTCGCCAGCTCCTGCGGGGTGTATCCTGGCGCCGGGCCGTCGATAATTCGGCCCCACAACGCCGCCAATCGCTGGAAATCAACCGTCGGCGCCCAGCTGGTGCTCATCGGAAATTTTCCGCTTGGGTTCTCGTCGTCTTGGTCTTCCCAGGGTGTCGGCGGTGATCCCTGTCCATCTGGTGAAATTTCGCCCGCTCCCGATAGAGAGAGGGGTTTATCTTTTAGATCTTCTTCTTCCTCTACTTCTGGTAACGCTTTTTGATACGCATCTGTAACGCTCGCAGCGTTACTAATTGCGTTACCTTTTGCGTTACTCCCGCGTTTCACTTTCCTTGAATTTGCAACGCGATTATTCGTAAGCGCTCGTTTTTTAGATGAATTTCCGTTATGCCTTTCAAAGTTCGGAAAAACCAACGTCTCCCCATCGAGCGCCAGCCAGCCAACGCTGATCAGCGCATCTGCAAAACCGGAAACGAAAGTGATCCGATCAACTGCATTTTTTGTAACGCTCGCAGCGTTACACTTTGCGTTACCGTCAATGGTCTGTTGATCGGCCCACGCCCATAATCTGACCAACTTGCCTAACACGGCGTCCGGGTCCAGATTCAGGATTTCCGACAGCTGGAACACCTCCGGTTTATCCGGGGTTATCACTTCAACCTTGATCCAACTTGCCGCCATATGTGCCTCAACTTTCTGTAATCTGTAACGCCGACAGCGTTACGGTTTGCGTTTCTTAAAAGGTCAGTTTCGCGCCGTCGCGCGTGCTCCCTGCGGCGCTGGCTTCCCTTTCAAACGCTGGCAGTGCTTTGCAAAACTTCGCGCCCAGACCAACAGGTCGGGCAGTTTCATGTTCGGGTTGTGGCGCTGGTGCTGTACGGCAGCCGCCGCCGACGTCGTGGCAACCGCCTCATCGAACCGTGCCTCGCGCAGCTGCGCGGTGATCTGCTTCTGCAGGAAATCGTCGTGATTAATGGTCATTGGTCATGCCTCGGTTAATGCAGTGCACTGTAGGCTCGCCGCAGCTCGTAGAAGCTGCGCTCCGCCTCGTCGCACTCTCTTTCAAAATCTGCCGGTGATGCGTGCAGCAGCGCGGCGGCGATCGCCTCCTGGTGTTCCTTCAGCGCGCGGATTGCCAGGTATTCAATGCTATTCCCCGCCACCAGTCTGGCGCGCAGCACCGCCGGCAGCGCAGCAAGGATCGCCGGCTGCAGTTCCTGGATTTTCTGGCGGGCGCCAGCACTATCGCTGTCGAGCCAGCGAAAGATCTGCTGCTTGTTGTTGTGCCATGCAGCATCATCAACGCTGCCGTCGGCGCGTTCGATCTGCACCAGTTGCGGCGCCTGCATCTCCAACTTGAAGTAAGCGCGGGTGATTTCCGCCGCGACCGTGCGCTGAGTGGCCTCCGTGGCCCATCCGCGCAGCGCGTCGCGGATCTGCTCGTGTTTGATTTCCATAAATCATGTCCTTAGGCTGCAGGCTTGGTATCCTGCAATTCTGGTGGTAAGGCATCCTGCGGGTTTGGATAGATATCCGGCCTCAGTTGATGCGGAGTAACGGCCCAATTGAGCGCGCGGCATACGTTGATAACTTCCGCACGTGCAACGCCATTTCGGAACCATGCACTCACGGTCTGGGATTTTTTACCCAAACGGCGCCCTAACTCCGACTGGCTGCACACGCTTAGGATTTTTGCTTGTGTCGATTTGTCCATCTTGCCTCCTCATTAATTTTTCATATGACAGCAAATTTAATTTTCAATGTCAATAAAATTGGTTCGTAGCTGACCTACAAACAAATTTTGTATACTGAGGTGCTATATGGCATGAGAGGGCGAAATGATCTTCGAACAACGTCTACAGCAGGCTCTAGATGAGTCTGGAATATCCCAAGCAGAGCTAGGGCGCCGCGTTGGCGTGAATTCGCAATCTGTCAGCGGCTGGTGTTCAGGGATTTTCCCGCGCAAAGATAAGCTGGAAATGCTCCCAGAAGCCCTGGGCAAACCTCTGTATTGGTTTTTCTTAACAGAGGAAGAAGAGAAACAGCTTGGCGACGGCAACTTAGGACGGAAGATCACCGATAAGCATCAAGAGCTTATTGACTTATTTGACCAACTTCCTGCTAGCGAGCAAGAAAACATGCTCAGTGCTTTTTCAGAGAGGCTCAAAGAGCTCGACTCATTCGTTGAGCAATATTTAAAGAGAAGAAAGAATCCATCTACCGACTAAACCTCTCTGTCGACCACTAAACCGCCTTCCAGGCGGTTTTTTTTCGCCTGCATCCAGCCTCTCCCCTTTCATCCATGCGGCAGATACCCCAATAAAATCATCATATGATAATTTAATTATCAATTTTAGGTTGACGCATGATAATTTATTTTGTAGATTTTATCTCATCAAGCAGCAGCGAACAGGCAGGAAGCCCACGAAGTAGCCGCCCGGGGCACACGAAGACCGGGATGATTCGCTAACGCAGCAGGTGAAAAACGTTCTGACAGCTGGAAAGACAGCACCGAGGCATGACCAACAGACCACACAGCAGAGGGCAACACGATGTTCACATCATACGAAGAGTATTTCGACAGTCTGGCGGAAGGCGAAGAGGCCATGTCAGAAGCAGAATTTAACGCAGCTCTCCAGTAACACTCAACGCGCCCTACGGGGCGCACCGAGGCAATCATGAGCGACAGAGGTTTCTGGTTTTTGATTGTTGTCGGCGCCTGCCTCGTTTTTTGGGCCAGCGTCATCACTACTGCAGTACTGATTTAGGGAGGCGTGACCATGACCAAGATCGTCCCAAACAGCGGTAAGGCCGTCAGCCTCCGCAACACGCGCACCGGCGCGCCGTGGGTGGCATCGTTCGATTACATCCGCGGCCGCTACCGGTTCGAACCGGTCGGCAATCTACGGGCCATCAAGCGCCCTTTTGAATCCCTGCGGATCCCGCCGGAATTCGAGCCAGCCGGCACGCACTAAAGCACCACCTGAAACAGCAGTAAAAAAATGCCCGAATTAATGGGTAGAACCAAACACGCACTTTAATCAAATGAGGCATGACCATGAAAGTAACCAGCGCAACTTTAGTTTGTGAAAAAATTCACGCAGGTATTCATTCCGTATCTGAAAACGATAATGTCATTGGATATATTGCCAAGACCAAAAACGATGAATTACCTGTTGGTGCAGTTTTAGCAGACGGAACCGATCTCGGTGAATTTGATTGTCCTGACTGCGCAGTAAAAGAAATTTATCGCAAAGCAAACAATATTACTGACGGTCATTTAATTACCAGCGACGAAAAGAAAGAAATGCTTTTGGCCTTCATGATGGCAATGCTTGGCGGCTCAGCAGAACGCACAACCCACTAATTGCTGTGTGTAGTCTTCCCCGCCAGCGATGGCGGGGCTTTTTCAAATATTGAAATGCGTCATGCGTTTCCCTCCCGGGGCGTCAACTCGTAGGGCGCATTTCAATAAATCAAAGAGAGGGTTTATATAATGCAAACTTTCAACACTGAATTAGCAATTGAGGCCCAAAGCCAATATTGCAATGACAACCGCCTTCCGAATTTCTCGCCAATTGACGGGATTTGTTACCGTTGCCACAAAGATGTTTATGTTCCAGTTGAGAATAAATACGGCGACTTTGTCTCCGGAATCTCCGTAGAAAAGGCAGCGAGCACCCACATTATTGATTGTCCGCACTGCCGAATGAGTTATTGCGATTAAAAGTAAAAAGGCCCGCACAAGGCGGGCCAGTCTACCGGCTTAACGTCCCGGTGACGGGCTGCCAGGGGACCAACCCTAACAGCCGAGGCATGACCAATGACCACATCGAGGATGCAGCACCGATCGGCCTGCATTCTACCTAAAACTCAGGAGAATTGCACAATGCAAAACGTCTACGCCTACCACTTAAAGGCAAAGCAAAAGTCAGGGAAACCCTCGCTTTTCATCTGGTTTGAAGCAAAGAACGATGCGCGGGCAAAACGTGACCTCGAAAACCACATCGAGGACGCCGAGCTGGATCAATCCGCTTACTTCAAGCCGGTGCGCACTAATTACCCCGTTGTTGACGATCTGCCGCCAGAAGCGGCGTTCTGTGATACCTGGTGCCTGCGCTACAAGCTCGACGATAACCTGTCGTGGCAGGTAATCCCTGCGGCTGAGCGCGAGCAGCACAAACTTGCAGGTGATGCTGGTGCACCAGAAACTAACAGCAGCCAAAGGCCACCGGTAGACGAGGCGACCAGTGACGGCGGGGAGCCAGCCCACTGGCAAGAGCCGCGAGCGTACTTCGCAAAAATGAGCGCTGACACGCGGGCTGTCGCCGTCATCCTGCACGGCTTCGATGTGATCGACACCGTGCTGAGCAAATCGCAGATGACCAATGTCATCAACACCGCATTGAGCGGGGAATCCGCTTATATCGCCGATATGCTGCAGGCTCTACGCCTGCCTGCCGTTTCCTGCATGGATGCCGAGCGCTTCGCTGCTTTCGTTGCCGGGGTCGCGCGTCGCTATGAAGAAACCGATCCTGAATCGACCTTCATCAATATCCGCAAATACGTTGAGCAGCTGCTGAAACCGGCCCCGGAGCCGGAAGAAGAAACGACGAAAACCGTACATAAACGCGGCTATACCCAAACGCATGACGCCCTTGACCGTGAGATCGCCTGCGCGCTGTGGGTCGGTGATGTTGACTGCCAAAATATCGCCGGTGAGATCGATCGCTGGGCGCAGAAAAAAATAAAAAACGATGACGAAGACTTTAAGCGTTGGTCAATGGCGCTGCGCGCTGCCCCGAACATCCTAAAATACAGCCGAGAAACAATTTTCGGCGTGGTCCGTAATGTCCCATCGTCTGATATGTACCACTTCCCCGCCACACTCCGCGGCTGGATTGAGAAATATTTGTCTGAGCATGGCGTCTATGAATTTGGCGCGGCGCCGGATGCCGTGCAGTTGGTTGCAGAGCCAGAGCCAGAGCCAGAGCCAGAGCTTGTCAGTTTGGGCGGTGGCCGCTTCGATGCGTCCAGTCTTTTCGAAGCCTCCCCGCTGGCTGCAGTGCAGGTTGATAGCGAGCCGAGCAAAGATGCCGAGCAGCAGCCGATACCAGAGCAGACATGCAATAACGCCTCAAACGACGGTGAAAAAGTGGAAGTAGCGCTGCAGCCGGAAGGTGAGCCTGCAGGAAGTCAACAGCCGGCGTATTTCGAGCCAGGCCGTTACGCTGATATTTCAAACACAGCCTATCACGCTGCGAACGGCATCAGCAGCACACAGGTGAAGGACGCGCGCATCAGCCTGATGTATTACCACGGGCGCCACGTCATCAAAACGATCGGCCGGGAACGCAGCGACGCGCTGACGTTCGGTTCGCTGGTGCACACGCTGGCGCTTGAGCCAGAGAATCTGGAGCGAGATTTCAACGTAGAGCCGATTATCCCGGACGGCGCTTTCACGAATACCGCCTCAATGCGCGCATTTATCGAACAGCACAACGCCAGCCTGCCGAAACAGACCGACGCCGATACGCTGCGCGCCGTGATCGAGAAGCATAACGCCACCCTCCCGGCGTCGTATGCGTTGGGCGGCAATTACGAAGAAACCGCGCAATTTTATGTTTCACTGCCGGTTGAGTTTCAAAGCCTGGCAACGGCCGAACCTACGGCTTCAGCGATGAAGGGGTGCATCAAGAAGTACAACGCCACCCTACCGGCGCCGTTGAAAACCGCCGGCGGCCGCGACGCACTGCTGGAACAACTGGCAGCCATCGATCCGGAGTTTGTCGAGAAAGAGCGCGCGATCCCGGCTCCGCTGTCGGTCAGCGGGAACAAAGAAGACTTGGCGGCGCGCATCAAAACGATTCTGCCAACAGCCATCTTTGCCGACGAACTGCTCGATGCCTGGAAAAACTCTGATGACGGTCGTCAGCTGGTAACCCAGCAGCAAATGCAGCATGCCAAGGCCATTCAGCGTGCGCTGTTTACCCATCCTTCAGCGGGTCCGCTGCTGCAGCATGAGCATCGTGCTGTTGAAGCGAGTTATTTCGGCTTTGATGAGGAAACAGGCCTCGAGGTCCGTGTCCGCCCTGACCTTGAGATCGATCTTAACAGCGTGCGCGTAGGTGTGGATTTGAAATCAGTAAGCATGGGCCGCGTAAAGCAAGACGCGCTGCGCGCCAAGCTGCACCGGGAAATTATCGATCGGGACTACCACCTCAGCGCTGCCATGTATAGCGACATCGCCGCCTTTGACCAGTTCTTCTGGATCTTCGTCAACAAAGACGAGGGCTATCACTGGGTGGCTATCGTTGAGGCTTCTCCTGACCTGCTAGAGCTTGGCCGGCTTGAGTATAAAAAGGCGCTGCGAGAAATCAAAAACGCATTCGACACCGACACCTGGCCGGCACCGATCACCGAAGAGATCGTCGACGACTTAAACGACTATGACCAGCGCCGCATGGAAGCGCTGCGCGTTGCGTAAGGGGCAAAAACATTATGAGCAATATCAGCATTCCTGAAGAAAAAACGGCATCGGTCACTGACTCGAACATCGCGCTGTTCAACCCGCAATACCTGACCGCTATCAACCAATTTGCGCAGGTCATGGCGAGCGGTACAGCGACGATCCCCGCACATCTGCGAGGGAACCCGGCCGACTGCATGGCGATCGCCATGCAGGCCGCCCAGTGGCAAATGAACCCCTTCGCGGTGGCTCAGAAAACGTTCATCGTGAGCGGCGTTCTCGGGTACGAGGCGCAACTGGTTAATGCGGTGATTTCCACCCGCGGGCCGCTGGTCGACCGCATCAACTATGACTGGTTCGGTCCGTGGGAAAAGGTGATCGGCAAGTTTGATATTCGCAAGGGGGATAAAGGTGAGTATCGCATTCCTGGCTGGCGCCTGGCTGATGAAGAAGGGATTGGGATCCGCGTATGGGCAACGCTGAGGGGGGAGGATAAACCGCGGGAGTTGGTGCTCATGCTGGCGCAGGCCCGCACCCGCAACTCTACGCTCTGGGCTGATGATCCGCGCCAACAACTTGCCTATCTGGCAGTGAAACGCTGGGCGCGCCTGTACTGCCCGGAAGTGATTCTCGGCGTCTACACGATCGACGAGTTGGAAAAGACGGAAGAACGCGAAATTAACCCGCAGCGCGGCGCCTCGCGCGTCAGTGTGAGCCAGCTTGCGGACGGACCTGCCGCCGCACCCGTGCAACAGAGCGCCCCGCCTGTTGATACGGATGATATTGCCGGCGGCATTCGGACAGCTATCGATCAGGCAGAAACAACAGACCAAGCATCAAATATCCGCGCACAGGTTGAAGAGTTACGTCAAAAGCTGGGGATCGCCGCTTACACCGAGTTGAAAAACAAAGTGATTAAACGCCACCGGCAGATCACCGCATGCGGCAGCATCAGTAGCCAACTGAAAGACTGCCGGAGCGCCGAGGAGTTCGCCGCGGTAGAGGCGCTGGTGCGACGGTCAGAGCGAGATCTAAGCGCTGATGACATGGAGCGTTTCCAGCTTGCGCTCGACGATATGCGCCCAGAGTTTCAGGGCTGATTTTGGAAAATCAACGCACAACGCCGGCCACGGCTAATATTGTGGCCGGTTGTGCTGAGTAGTGAGGCATGACCAATGGCTAAATGGATGACTCTCGAAGAATGGCGAGATGATAACTACACCGATAAAAAACCAAGCATCCAGACGCTCTGGCGCTGGGCGCGCAACGGAAACTTCTACCCGCCGGCGGAGAAGCACGGCAAGCAGTACCGGCTGACACCAGGGACTATTTACATCAACCCCAAGGACTTCAACCTGGGGAGAAAAATAAAGGAAGCGCAGAGCCCTAATCCCGCGAGGCTCGCGTTCATGGAGAAAGTAATCAATGGCACGGCGAAGGGAGGGTTATGACATGCGCTTACCGAAAAACCTAACATTCCGCCGAAACCGGAACGCGTTCTACTGGCGCAATCCAGTCACCAAAAAGGAGATCTCTCTCGGTCAGATTTCGCGACGCGAGGCTATCGCCCAGGCGATTGAAGCCAACCACTATATCGAACAAAATTACTCTCCCGTTCTGCTCCTGGAGAAAATCAAGGGCAGCCACGAATACACTCTAAACGCCTGGCTCGATCGGTACGATGTCCTATTCAAGCGGCGAGAACTGGCCGAGAACACATACAAAGTGCGCTCCGGCCAAATTGCCATTATCCGGGAACGCCTGGGCGACATGGTGCTGACAAAAATCACGACACGCCACATCGCCGAATTTCTCGAGTTTTGGATCGCCCAGAACAAAAAGACAATGGCCGCAACCATGCGATCGGTACTGTCTGATATTTTTCGCGAGGCGATCGTGGAAGGCCACATCGAAAACAACCCTGTGACCCCGACCCGCGCGGCGAAAGCTGTCGTGAAGCGCGAACGTCTCGAGCTGAAGCAATACGGGCCGATTCGAGATGCTGCGGAGACAATGCCGCCGTGGTTCTGCCTGGCGATGGATCTCGCGCTGGTCTCCGGCCAACGCCGCGAGGATCTGACACAAATGCGCTTTAGCCATATCGTTGACGGGCGCCTGCAGGTTGAACAAGGCAAAACGGGGGCTTTGCTCTCCCTCCCCCTTGATCTTGAGCTGAAATGCATGGGCCTGCAGCTTGGCACCGTTATCGACCGATGCCGATTGGTCAGCACGACAGACTTCATGATCAGCGCCGGCATCAGGAAAAATAGCCAAGATGGTTCGATCCATCCCGACGGGTTAACGAAAAAATTTGTGGCCGCACGGAAAGCATCAGGTTTGGAGTTTCAGGAAAGCCCGCCGACGTTCCACGAGATCCGAAGCCTGTCCGGCCGCCTGTACGAAAAGCAGAACGACAAGGCATTTGCTCAAAAGCTGCTGGGACATACAACGGAAATGATGACGCTGAAATATCTCAAAACGAGGGGGAAAGAGTACGTGATGCTGTGAAAGACCGAATATCAAAATTCGGACATATTTCGGACATTTTCGGACAAACGAAAATAAACCCTTTAAAATCAACAACTCAAAAAAAGACCGAATACGATTCCTATATTCGGTCTAGGGAAATGGCTCTTGGGAGAGAGCCGTGCGCTAAAAGTTGGCATTTAATGCAGGGCTTGTTCAGCCGTGCACTTTAAGAGTAGCCTACCGCGCCAGTTTTGCCAGCCGCCCGGCGGCCGCGTGATAGTTTCGTGACGAAATAACTATGCGGCAAATGCGCATCAATCCGCGCACGTTGGGCAAGGCGTTGGCAAACAAGCGGTTAGTCAGCGCACAGCTTCTCGGCGCGTTCAATAAACGGCGCCAGGCTCATTTTTTTCCCCGGTTCGGCAGGGTCGTCCAGCAGGAGCACCTCCAGCGGTTGCGCGCGCTGATGGCCCTTCTTCACCTGCTGCTCCGCTGCGTCGTTGAGCGGGTATTGCATCAGAGTGCTGTTGTTGAGCACGAACAGCGCGCCGCCGCTGCGGCACTGCAGCGTCACTTCTTCCTTGGTGAACGCCCACTGTTTGCCGTATTCCAGTTTGGTGATGTTCACCAGTTTGTCTGCCGCCAGCGCGCCGGTCGCGGTTGCCAGCAGCGTAATGCCGAGTAATACCGATTTCAT